CGGACGTGGCGGGGCTGATCGGCCGCATCCGGGGCTTCGACGAGGCGGCGCGGTCGTGCGGCGTGGCGAAGCTCGTGTGCGTCGCGGTCGGCCACGTGCCCGAGGGTCACGTGCCAGCCGAGGGGCCGCGCTCGCGGCGTGCGCGCGGTGCGGCGAGCGCGTCGAGGAGGACGGCTCTTGACGGCCTCGGAGCGGTGGGGCCGCTCGACGCCGGACACGCTCGTCACGGACGACGCCGTGGTGGCCGCGGTCGCGAAGTACCACGAGAACCGGGACGGCTCGTCGTTCGGCTTCGAGTTCGGCGGGAACGTGTGGGCCGAGGTCCGGCTGCTCGCGCACGACCTGAACACGCGGTGGGGCCGCGTGAACGGAATCTGCCGCAGGATGGTCGAGGCGGGCCGGCTCGTGCAGGCGCCGGGCGGCGGCTCGTTCTTCAAGCTCGCCGAGGGGGAGAAGCGCACGCGCGCCGCGGCGGCGAAGCGGGCGCAGCTCGCGCGGACCCGCGAGGCCGAGACGGCGGACGAGTACGTGCCGAAGCGCGTCGGCGAGCTGCACCGGCCGATACGTGCCCGGCTGCTCGGGTAGCATCGCCGGCGTGGCGCACCACCGGCGACATCGACCGAAGTCCACGCGCGGCGGATGCCTGCTGTGCAAGCCGCAGAAGCGGCAGGGCGTGAAGGGCGGCGACCGCCGGCGCCGCGAGCGCGAGGCGCGCCGGCATGAAGAGCGCGCGGCCTAGCGCGACCGTCGCGGCTCGGGCCTCGTGGGCGGACGAGGGGACGTGGTGGGACGAAGTGCCGTGCGCGGCGCAGCGGTGCGTCGTCGAAGTGCTGAACCCGCAGGGTGACGGAGCGCCGGCGCCGGCGACGTGGTACGCGGAGCTGATCGGGCAGGTGCGGCCGGCGGTCGAGGTCGTGGTGCCCGCCGGCGTGTCCGGGAAGACCGCGGGCCGGCCGGGGCACCTCCTCTACATCGACGACGAGGGCGGGTGGGGCTGGCAGAAGGTCACGTGGAAGCGCGGCCACCGCGGCGTCGTGTCGGGCGTGTACCACCGCGTGCGCGTCCTCGACTACCTCGACTGAGGGGGAACTTTCCGCACGTTGCGGGGATCGCTCGTGCGGCGCCGGCGCGCGAGGCGTACCGTCGAGCCGTTAGCTACCAGAGGAGGAGTCGATGCTCGACTTCGAGGCAAGGCAAGAGGCGAAGGCGGAAGTCATCCGCCGGGAGGGCGACGCGCGTTCGCGCATCGACCCGCACGGCGATCACGAGCCGAACGAGGCGACGGACCTCGCGTGGCAGACGTGGCTGTCGCTGACGGCCGACCTGCAAGACCTCGGCTTCTCGCCGAACACGATGTGCGACGCCGCGGGCAGCATCGCCGCGGTGCGCGCGGAGTTCGAGACGAAGGCCGGGCGCGAGGCGCCGGCGCGGTAGCTCGCGGCGACTCGTGGAAGTAGAGAGGGGCGCTCCTGCGGGGGCGCCCTTCTTCTGTCGGGGGGCGTGCGTACGCTGCCGTCCATGCCCGAGCCGAAGTCGAAGTCCGTGCAGATCGACGGGCTGAAGGTCCCGAAGGGGACGAAGCAGCCGAAGCTGTGCTGCGGCGGGATCGGCCGGCACGAGCCGGGATGCCCGAAGCGCGTCGCCGAGCTGGCGAGGTCGGGCAGGTTCGACGACTGATGCACACGCTGTGGGAGAAGCAGTGGCCGCAGCTCGCCGGCGGCACGAGCATCAGCATCGAGCGCACGCGCACGAGGAATATGCGCGGCGAAGCGAGGTACTTCCTGCTGCTCCTCCTCCGGCGCCGCTACGTGGGCGACGTGACCGCGGACCACGTGGGCTTCATGCACCGGGGCCGGCTGCCCGTCGGCATCGCGGCGTTCCTCGGCGGGCGGATGCGCGAGCGGTGGTGGCGGTAGTGCATCTCGTGTACGACTTCGACATCGTGGGGGGCGCGTACGACGGCGCGCCGGCGCTCGCGTGGATCGACGACGGGAAGCACCCGTGCCCGCCGGCGATCTACGTCGGCGTGTGCGGCGTCGGGATGGACTGCGGCACGTCGAAGTGCAAGCCGGGCGCGTCGCATATCTCCTATTGGCTGCCCGACGAGGCCGGCCGGCCGACGACCGCGAAGCCGTACCGGAAGCAGGAGGAGTTCGTGGAACGCGACGACGCCGGCGAGCTGCACGGCCGCGCGGTGTACGCGGTCGGCGGGCTGCTCGATCCGTCGAACTTCGGGGAGAAGGCGCGCGTGCCGGCAGGCTTCGAGGTTCCGGGGTTCCCGACGGAGTTCGCGAGTACGCGTTCGCGCGAGCTGCTGCCCGCGGGCCGGCATGATCAGGGCTGGCCGCGTGGCGCGCGCTGACGGATGGGTGCCGCCGTGGAAGTCGCCGCCGCATCCGTGCGCGGCGTGCGGGAACACGGTCGCGAAGTCCACGCTGTCGGATGACGGCCGGTGCGTGACGTGCGTCTCGCGGAAGCGCCATCCGGAGCAGGCCGAGGAGCCGCTGCCGCTCTTCGAGGCCGAGGCGTGATCGACCCGCTCGGGTTCCTCGTCTCGGGCGTGCGCGTGCTGCTGCGGAAGCTGACGGGCTGGCCGCGCGAGCGCGGGCCTCGGATGACGCCGCGCGACCTCGGCGGGTTCTCGAACGAAGACATCGACCGGCTGCCGACGCGGCCGAGGAGGAGGAGCTGATGGACGGAACGACGACGATAAACGTCGAGCTGCACGAGGAGGGCGGCGAGTACTCGGGCAGGATCAGTGCGACGATGCCGAGTGGCGCGCGCATCGGGGGCAGCATCGAGGAGGTCCCGCGCGACGTGCTGCCGGGGACGCTCGAAGAGGCGCTGCGCGCGGTGGGCACGCAGCTCGCCGGCTACGCGCTCGGCGGGACGACGCCGGAGGAGGCGGCGCAGCTCGCGCAAGAGGCGAAGGGTCGCGCGGCGGGAGTGGCCGGCATCTCCGACGACGAGCTGAAGGGCACGGCTCGCGACATCGGGCCGGTGGCCGACGGCGGGGAGTACCCGAACCTGAAGGGCGGTGCGTGATGCCGGGCGATCCGACGCCGGGCCGCATCGTTCTCTACCGCTCGCGCACGGGCTTCATCACGCCGGCGATCATCGTCGTCGCCGCCGAGAACCTGATGGCCGCGGGCGTCGAGCGCTACCGCGGCACGGGTGGCCGCTACGGCGTGCCGCCGCTGTCGTCGATGGATCACGTCCATCTCGTCGTCTTCTCGGCAGGGCTGCCCGAGGCGCCGGGCGTCACGTGCCAGCGCTGCGGCGGGCCGATGGGCGTCGGGCAGGCGGGGGCGGTCGCTGCCGGCACGGAGGCCGAGCCGGGCGGCGTGATGCACGCCGATCCCGCGGACTGCGACGCCGGCGGGCGGATGCTGATGCGCGACTCGAACATGGGCGGCACCTTCCGCGAGTGGGACGTGCCGCTGTGGGAGCCGCAGATGACGACGCCGAACGTGCCGGGCGCGCTGCCGACCGCAGCCGAGCAGGCGAAGGGCACGTGGGCGTGGCCGGTGATCCGCTGATGGCGAAGCCGGGCAGTGACGCAGCTCGCGAGCTGAAGGAACTCGGGCAGATGTCGAGGCTCGCGCACGACCTCGGGCAAGGGAAGCTGCCGGAGGCGTACGCGGACAAGATGCAGGAGCAGGCCGAGGGCCGTCTCGGGATGCGGTGCAGCGGGTGCGGGGAGCGGATCGTGATCGGCTTCAAGTTCACGCGCATCGAGCCGGTGAACGACGAAGGGCAGCCGACGGTGGACGTGTCCACGCTCGCGGCGTGCGACGGGCGGCATCCAATCTGCTCGCACTGCGGACGCTCGCGTGCCGACTACGCGGCCGCGAAGGACGCCGGCGAGGAGGTGCCGCTCGCGTGCCCGCACTGCGAGAAGGAAGTGCCGCCGAAGCAGTGCGACTTCGCGCTTCGGGCGAAGGACGGTTCGACGTGCATGGAGCCGGTCGAGTTCGCGTGGCTCGACGAGGAGCCGGACGAGCAGGAGGCCGCGGCCGACGAGCGGGAGAGGCGTGCCGCAGCGTCCGGATGATCCGTACGGCCGGGCGCTGCTAGCGGGGTTCTTCCTGCTGGCGGCGCTCGCGCTGCTCGTCTTCGGACTCGCGCACGCCGGCGTCTGATCATTCCGTTATCGTTCGGGCCTCTACCCGAGTCGAGGAGGACGAGATGGCGGAAGAACTTGCCGCGGCGCACGAGCGGCTGACGGCGTTCCTGTACCTGCTGATGCGCGACGAAGTGCCGACCGGTGCTGTCGCCGAGTTCGTCAACCGCGCCGCCGGCGTCGATGGGCCTAGCTTCGACGCGCCGGAGTTGGCAGCGCTCGCGGGGCGGTACGCGGGGACGCTGCTAGCGCCGTGGGGAGGCGCCGAGCGGGACGAGGAAGAGGGCGAGGTCGGGCGGGTGCGGATTGTGCAGCCGCACGGCGACCTCTTCGTGGACGAGGAGGGCGACGAGTTCGGGCCGGGCGACCCGATGCTCGCGTTCTTCGACCTCTTCGACGACCGGATACGGTCGCTCCCGACGTTCGCCGACGCTGTGAACGAGGCCGCGGAGAACGACCGGCCGGTGAACGAGGACACTGCCCGCATCGTCGCCGCTCGGGCGCGCGAGCTGGCCGAGACGAAGGGAAGCTGATGGCCGAAGTGGACGGAGTGCTGAAGGGCCTCGTGGTGGACGAGTTGCGCCGCGGCTCCGACGCGGGCGACTTCCGCTCGCGGGCGCAGCTACAGCAGGCGTGCGGCGTCGGCGCCGGCGACCTCGGAGCGATCCTCGACTCGCTCCGTGCCGAGGGCGTGGCGTCGGAGCTGGCGCCCGACGAGTGGGCGCTCGCGGACTCGCCGGCCGCGGGGGGCGAGGCCGCGGCCGTGCCCGAGGTCGAGGAGGAGGAGCCGGGCCGACCGGGCGGGCAGTGGGAGCCGCCGGAGCTGCCGGGCCGGCCTCGGGTGCCGCGCGTCGAGGGCGAGGAGTCGCGGGTGACGCTGACGCAGGGCGTCGCCGGCGCGCTCGACGAGCAGGCGCTCGGCGCGCTCGTGAAGGCGGGCATCGACGAGGCGAAGGAAGCCTCGGCGACGTTCGTGTTCGAGGTCACGCCGTGAACGCGCCGACGCTGCCCGACGGGGCGCCGCCGAGTCTGAGCGTGTGCTACTGCTCGGGCAAGCCGGAGCCGATGATTTCGACGATGGTCTTCCCGAAGGCCGAGCTGTATTGCCTCCTCTGCGGCGGGAAGGCGGGCATGTTCGACGCGTTCACGGTGGGGAACACGCCGGAGCTGTGGGCGCGCTACGAGGAGCTGCGCGCCGAGTGGGACGAACACGCCGCGGGGAAGCTCCTCGGGCGCTTCTGGCGGCGCGACTGCACGCGGTGCGAGAACCGCAACTCGCGGAACGAGTACCACGAGGATCACGCCACGGACGAAGAGCGCGAGGCGCACACGGCCGCGGTCGCGTGGCTAGAGCAGCGCCGCGGCGTGGCGGGGCTGGCGTCGTGACGCCGGCACGCCGGCGGGCGCGGCGCACCGTGTACGCGGGCAGCGCCGCCGTGGTGGCGGGGATGCTCGTGCTGGCCGCTGCGGGGCAGGGCCTCGCGGCGATCATGTACGGGAGCGGCTACGGCGTGGGCCTCGTGGTGCTGGCGCTCGCGGTGGTCGCAGATCGAGGGGAGGCGTAGATGCAGGTCGAGGTACGGCTGATGATCCTGTCCGACGACGGGGTGCTGATCATGGGCGCGACGCGGATCGACTTCGTGGTGCCCGGCTCGGACTTCGAGGGCAACATCACGAAGGCGGCAGCTCGGCTCGCCGACTTGCGCGAGGACGCGGAGAAGTCCGTGAACGGGCAGGTGCGGCAGATGCGCGAGGCGGCGCAGCAGCAGGCCGGCGCCGATCCGGACCGGCCGGCTCCGGAGCGCTGACGCGTGCCGCACACGGTCCACGCGCCGCGGCGCACGACCCGGAACGGGAACGTGATCGCGTGGGACCTGCTCCGGGCGCAGGCGCGCGGGCTGCGGGTGCAGCTCGTGCTGCGCGACAAAGCGGGCCGGCGGGACGGGTGGGTCGTGCGGACGGAGATAGACCCGGCGCGCACGGGGAAGAAGCAGTCGAACTCGAACTCGAACCTGATCGTCGTGCTGGCGCAGGCGAACGGGAAGGGCGAGACGGAGGTCGCGGTGAACTCCGTCGCTCGCGTCCTCTTCGACGACGACGTGGACGACGACGGCTGATGCCCGCCGAGTTCGACGACATCGCGCCGGTGCATGAAGCGTTCCGGGAGGCGTTCGCGGGCCTCGTGACGGAGGTCGAGACGGTGCCCGAGTCGGCGCCGCTCTTCGTGGTGGTGCGGCTCCGGAACGACGACCTCGAACGCGACGTGCAGCTAACGGCCGAGCAGGTCCGCGACGAGCTGCCGCGCATCGTGCGGCGCGAGCTGAAGACGTGGAGTGCGGCGCTGCGGATGGTGGACCGGGGGCGCGCGTGATCGAGCTGCGAATGCAGGCCGGCATCGACGCGGCGCTCGCGCTCGCGACGGTGAAGCAGCTCGCCGGCCGCTTCACGGGCGACCACGAGATGACGATCCTCGTCGAGCGCGACGGCGAGATAAAGCGGACGCTGACGCTCGGGCCGCTGTGGACGTTCGACGGCTCGGACGCGCTGCTGTCGCAACTCGAAGAGTTCGGCGTGCCGAGACTCGCACACGACCGATAACCCTGTTATCGTCGCGGGTCTACCCGAGCTGACCACGAGGAGGTCGCTGTGAAGAAGGCTGATATCAGGCTGGGCGAGGCGCACGCTGTCGATCCGGGGCGGACGGAGGCGGACGCGTACAAGTTCGGCGGGTCGTGGCCGGTGAAGGCCACGGCGCTAGAGGTCGGCGTGGAGTACGACCACTCGGGCGGCTATGGCCGGCCGAACCCGAAGCACGACGGCGTGCGCTGCCGGCTAGAGGAGCCGTTCCGGGCGCAGCGCCGCGGGATCAGCGGGGACTCGTTCGAGCAGTGGGAGCCGGGCCGCGAGTTCGTCGTGCCGTCGCGGCTCGTGCTGCGGCTGTGGGAGGCGTGGGATCAGGGCCGCGCGTCGAACGACGAGCAGCGTGTGCGCGACCGCGCGCTCCGCTACGCGCAGCAGGACTTCGTGCGCGAGGCCGGCGCGCGGCTCGGCCTCGGCGCGGTCGAGCTGAAGGCCGACGAAGTGACTATCGACCTCGGGCAGCTCGTGCGGTGGCTGAAGCGGGTCGATCCCGCCGAGGTCGCGAGGTCGGCCATAGACGCGTTCATCGAGGAGGTCGAGCGCCACGAGCCGTTCGCGGGCCTGACGGACCTCGGGAAGCGTGACGCCGGCGCGGTCGGCTCGGAGCTGGACGCGATGAAGCTCGTCGCGCTGAACGAGGTCGCCGAGGGCCTAGCCGTGTCCGACGCCGACATCGAGCCGGAGGGAGGGCCGCAGTCGTGACGACGCTGACAGCATGGAACGTCGAGACGCTAGGGCAGGCCGTGGAGGGCATCACCGGCGAAGGGTCGGCGGCTGTGTCGTGGGCCGACGCCGCCGGCGCTGCCATCTCGCGCGCCGGCCGGAAGAGGAAGCCGCCGCAGCTCGTGGTCGGCGTGTGCGTGCGCGACGACGACACGGAGGCGCGGGTGCGCGAGCTGCCGGGCTTCGTGCGGCTGTCGTCGCGCGAGGACACGGACATCGACGACGAGCCGATCCGCGTGCTGCGCGCGGTCTTCACGAGGGAGGGCGGCGGCGATGCCTGACACGCTGACACTTCCGAGCGCCCGCGAGGCGGGCGAGCTGATCGGCGTGCCGGCTGACGAGTGGACGGCGAAGTGCCACGCCATCTCGTCGCTGATCGTGCAGGCCGGGATCGTCGAGGGCAACGTGCGCCGCGGGTGGTTCATCGGCGAGACGAAGCCGGGCGCGTACTTCCACGGCAGGCCGGCGCAGCACTCGTGGATCGGGATGCCCGACGGCCGCGTGTGCGACCCGACGCGGCACGCGTTCGTCGGCGGCGAGCCGGAGCTGTGGATCGGCTCCGACGAGGAGTACGACGTGGGCGGCATGAAGACGCAGGGCCGAGGGGGCGAGCCTCCGTCGATCTTCGACGACGAGGGCGAGCAGATCGAGCTGAACGTGTCGTCCGTCGGGTACTTCGGCGACCTGCTCGGCATCCCGAGCGAGTTCCGCTCCGACGGCACGGAGGGGGACGAGGGCGACGACGAGGACGACGCGCCAGCGGGCGACGGGTGGCTGATGATCAGCTTCGGGGTGGCGCACTACCTCGCGAACCTGCCCGTCTTCGACCGCGAGGGGCCGGGCATCCTCTCGTCGTTCTTCGCGGCCGAGGCGTACGAGGCGCTAGAGGCCGCGGGCCACCGGGCGCTGATCCCTATCGACCGGTGGGAGTTCGTGATCGAGGAGTCGCGCCGCGCGCGGCAGGGGCGCGGCTGATGGGCGCCATGAACGCGACGGGGTGGGTCGCCGTCGTGTCGATGGGCGGCGACGTGAACGAGCTGTGGGACCTGCTCGACGAGTTGGGCGACCGCGCGAAGGCGCGCGGCATCGGGAACGGCGGCGTGACGGTTCACTCGCTGCCGAAGCGCGAGGGCCTGCCGCGGTATTGCGTGCATCCGCTGTCGGAGCGGGACACGGAGGTCCGCGGCGACGACCTCGCGGAGACGCTGCTGAAGGCGGCGCTGATGGCCGCGGCGCGGCTGCCCGAGGGCGAGCTGTGGAGGCGGGGCTGATGCCGCCGCAGGTCACGCCGGAGATGCGCGAGCTGATGGACGAGACGAGGGCGATGCTCGCCGGCGGGAAGATGGAGCCGGACCTGATCCCGTGGGGCTGGGAGTCGGAAACCGATCCCGAGTTCGCGGGCCTGCGCCGGCCGAACGAGCAGACGCCGGACTACCTCGGCCGCGTCCTCGCGTGGGCCGGGATGCCGGAGCTGGCCGCGCGCGCTCGGCTCGGGCACTTCGACGACTTCCACGCGCCGGCCGAGGTCGCCGACGGGATGGAGATAGTGCGGCTCGTCGGCGAGCTGCGGGCCGAGGCGCGGAAGGTGGTGGACTCGGGCGGGAACCGGTACTCGCCGGATGCGCGGCGGATGCGTGCCGAGCGCGCCGCGCAGATCGAGAACGCCGCGCGCCGCGGCGAGTTCGACGCGACGAAGGCCGAGTCGGATCGGTGGGCGGCGTCGAAGGGCGCGCAGGAGACGTTCGACGAGCTGCTGCGCGGAGCGGAGAAGACGAGCCGGCGCGTCGAGAAGGTCGGCAGGAACGACCCGTGCCCGTGCGGCTCGGGCGAGAAGTACAAGCGATGCTGCGGGAGGGGGAGCTGATGACGGCGTTCGAGCCGGGATCACACGAGGCGGGGCAGGCGCTCGAAGCGGTGCGCGAGGCCGCGTGGGAGACGATGCGGCCATGCGTCGTCTTCGGCGCGCAGCTCGTCGGCTATGCGGTGGGCACGCAGCCGGAGGCGTGGGGTGCGATGCTCGGCGACCTCGTGGTGCGCGGCGATTCGCCGGCGGACGCGATGCGGTCCTTCGATCAGGCGTGGCGTGGGCTGCCGTGCGAGAAGATGATCCGGCTGCCCGACGAGGCGCGGTCGGAGGAGACGGGCCGCGAGTGCTGGCGGCACGAGAAGTGCGTGCTGCGGCCGGGACACGAGGGCGACTGCGCGCCCGAGGCGAGCTGATGGAGGCGACGGTGCGGCTGTCGCTGTCGGGGCCGCTGCCGAAGACGAGCGCCGAGGCCGAGGCGCTGACGGCGGCGCTCGAAGGCGCGGTGCGGGGGCAGACGGCGTGGTGCCCGGAGGGCTTCGAGCGGCCGACGGCGTTCGGGGTAGAGTCGGCCGAGGTCGTGCTGCTCGACACGGGCGCACGGGAACATCGGCACCTGCACGTGGTGGACGACGGAAAGGGGACGGGCTGATGGCGGGGAAGCGAGCGGAGCCGGTGAACGTGGGCCGGCGGAAGGTCGATCCGGGGGCGCTGCCGACTCTCTCCGAGGAGGAGGCCGAGCGGCAGCGGCAGGAGAACGCCGAGCGGACTCGCCGGATCGAGGACGGGCGGCTGCGGTTCGGGCCACTTCGAGGGGACGTGCGGCGCTGATGGCATACGACGACGACTTCGAGCGCCACGAGCGCCAACTCGACGAGGAGCATCGCGAGGAGCAGCAGCTCGACCGCGACATCCGTCACGCGCCGGCGCCGGGCCGCGGGCCTGCGCCGGAGCCGCCGGCGGGGTGGCGCCGCTCGGGCCGTGGCACCATCGAGCGCATCCCGACGCATGGGTAAGCGCGCGCGGAAGGGCGGCGTGACGAACGCCGCGGTGCGCGCAGCTCGCGCGGCGTGGCAGCAGCAGGACGACGGCGCGGCCGCGGTCGCGCAGCGCGTCTATAACGCGGTCCACGAGGCGAAGACGACCGGCGAGGCCGGCGACGTGTCGCCGCTGCTGTGGGGGCCGCTCGTGGTCGCTGCGGAGATGGCCGCGGCGGTCGTGGTGAAGGCGAACGGGCTGCCCGACACGGAGGAGCAGCGGATCGAGGTCGCGGCGTACTTCACGGCCGGGTTCCTCTCGGGCGCGCACGGCTTCGACTTCGCACACTTCGAGCGCTGGCGGCAGCGGACAGCCGACGGCGCCGAGCAGGACCCGGAGCCGGGCTAGCGCTCGGCTGCGGCATCACGGACACACACGAGGAGGGGACGCACTCAATGGGAGAGGTACAGACGCTCGGCGCGGCGCCGGCGCGCAGCTTCACGCAGCGGATGGACGCGCTCGACACGGCGAACGAGGTCCGGACGTTCCGGGCCGCGAAGAAGCGGGACCTGAAGGCGGGGCGCGCGTCTGTGCGCGAGCTGCTGCTCGACCCGCCGGAGCAGATGCAGACGATGAAGGTCTTCGACCTGCTGCTCGCCACGCCGAAGTACGGGCGCGTGAAGGTGAACCGGCTGCTGACGACGTGCCGGATGTCGCCGTCGAAGACGCTCGGCGGGATGTCGGATCGGCAGCGCTCGGAGCTGGCCGCGATGGTGCGGTGACGGCCGCACGCGTCCGATAACTCTGTTATCGTTCGCGGTGTACCCGAGCTGTAGGAGGATGTCGTGAAGAAGTTCATCGCAGTGTCCGTGGTCGCCGTCTCGTTCCTCGTCGCCGCGCCGGTCGCGCAGGCGGACGCGGTGGACGACGCGATAGCCGCGCTCGAAGGGATCAGCAGCGTCCCGGCGCCCGAGGCGGCGCCGCCGGCGCCCGCTCCCGAGGCCGCTCCGACTCCGGCCGAGGAACACGCGGCGTGCGTCGAGCTGTTCGGCGCGGCCGACTGTCACGAGTTGGAGTGCGAGGAGTCGTTCGGCCTCGACGGGTGCCCGCCGAGCGGGTTCCATTCGTCGGACGATCCGCTGCCGCGGGTGCCGCATCTCGGCATCGGCGAGGCGAAGGGATCGCTGCGGCGGCTCTTCGTGCGCGACCTGAACGGGATCAAGCTGCACACGCGGATCGTCGGGTGCCATCGCACGCGCAGGAACCGCGTGGACTGCACGCTCGTCCTGCACGTGCGGGGCAGCTCGTGCCGCTCGCACGCGTACGTGGTCGAGACGGCCGACGGTTACACGGCGAACGTGATCGGCTTCCGCTGCCGGAAGGTGGGCCGATAGATGGCGAAGATCAGCGCACGAGGCGACCGCGAGAAGGCGCGGTGGCGGCATCCGGAGTCGGGCGCCGAGCTGGTGCTGACGGTGAAGGGCCGGCTGCTCTTCAAGTTTCAGAAGGGCGCGTCGCTGTCGCTGCGGCGTTCGCAGGTCACGGATCAGGGCGCCGCGGACTACGCGGCCGAGCGCGGAATGGAGCGTGTCTGATGGCCGGCATCGAGCCTCCCGAGGGCTTCGAGCTGCGCGGCCGCGCGCGGCTCGCGCCGGCGACGCTGAAGGCGCGGCCGGTGACGGAGTGGCAGGGCGACCTGCGCCGGCTGCTCGAAGCGGGCGCCGGCGAGCGGTGGCTGACGCCGCGCGAGGCCGGCTTCGGCTCGGCCGGCGGCGTGACGAACGGGCTGCACGCGCGCGGGGCGCTGCTGATCGCGGAGAAGCGGTCCGTGAAGCGCTACCGGCTGACGGACTACGGCGCCCGAGTGGCGCGGACGGGGAGGGCATGATGCGGTACTGGACGATCAAGGGCGACCCGGACGACCGGCGCTTCTGCTTCACGACGGAGCCGCGGTTCGAGTGCCCGCACGAGTCGATCACGTACTCCGTGACGGACCTCGCCGGCGGCGCGCCGACGATCACGAAGCGCCGGCCGGAGGAAGCGGTCGGCATCACGTTCACGCGGCACGTGTCGGAGGAGATGGCGCAGGCCGCGCAGCTCCTCGGCCTCGACGGGAAGAAGCTCGCGGCGATGCTCGTGGGCGCGCATCGCTCGAAGCCGCCGACGCGCGAGCGGGTGGACGGGAAGCTAACGAACCGGTGCGCGACGTGCGGCGCGAAGATGATCGACCACGGGTACTCGGCCTACGTTGAGCGGCCGCGGCGCGAAGACGAGATGGACGCGATGCACCGGACCTCGGCCGCGATCAGTTCGCGGCTCGGCGGCGAAGGGCCGATGGTGCGGCTGAAGAGCGCGACGGGCCTGAAGCGGTCCGAGGCGCGGCAGTGGGCGTGGGAAGCGCGGCAGCAGGTCGCCGCGGAACTCGAAGAGATGAGTGGCGCGCCGTCGCGGAGCGGGCACTCGAAGGGGAAGGCGTGATGAACGACGGAGACAAGCTCCGCGCGCCGGAGGGCTTCGCGCTCTTCGGATGGTGGCGGTCGAACGGCGGGATTCAGGCGCAGGTGCGCGAGTCGCAGGTGCATCTCGTGCGAGCCGGCGACCCGAAGGACCGCCGGCTCGTGTGTGGCCGGCGGTCGCCGACGCGCGGCGCCAGCATCGAGCGCACGCCGACGTTCACGGTCGGCTACTCGGACGAGCGCGGCGTGTGCGAGCGCTGCTTCGTCGTGGCGCTGACGGAGACGACGCACGCGCCGGCGCATCACTCGGAGAACGGCGGCATCCCGTGGGGCGCGCGCCGGCCGACGAAGCTGTGGCAGCTCGGGTGCGCGTGCGGGAAGGCCGCGAGGCTGAACGAGGACAAGCGCGGCGTCGAGCAGGCGCACCGCGAACACGTGCGGGCCGTGCTGTACGACGGCGTGTTCGGGATGGAGCAGGCCGGCAGCGGCGCCGAGAAGAGCATCGGTACGGTGGGCGACGTGGCGCAGCGCTGCGGGCTGACCACGACGACGAAGGTCCGGGCGCTGCTCGACGAGCTGCGGCTCGGCGGCGTGCCGCTCGTGCTGCCGCACGTGGCGCGTGCCGACATCCGCGTCCGGGTGACGCGATTCGAGGAGCCGTGGCTGCCGGCGAAGGGCGGCGCGTGATGTCGGCCTACGGCTTCCTGCGGACGGTCGCGCTCGGCGTGGCGTGCGCCGGCGGGGCGCTGCTGCTGACGCTGCCCGTCGGCGCCGTGGTGCTGCTCGGCGCGGCCGGCCTCGCTGTCGGTTCGCGCACGTACCGGGACGAGTGAGATGCAGATCGAGACGCCGAAGAGGTCGAGGCTGCCGTTCCGCCGGCCGCTGCGCCGCGGCCGCGCTCGGGTGCGTGGCGCGCACGAGGCGAAGCGCGAGCCGGAGACGGTCGTGCGGGTGCGGCTCGGGCTGCGGACCTACGCGTACGTGTGCGAGCCGGTGGCGCTCGGGACGCTCGTCGAGGTCGCGGCGCCGATCAGCGGCATCGTGGTCCGGCGGGTGGTCGGCTTCGGCCGGGACGGCTACACGGGGCCGCTGAAGCGGGCGAAGGTCGTCCGATAGCGCGCTTATCGTGCGGCTCTTACCCGAGCTGGCGACGAAGAGGAGCGTGGGATGGGCGCGACGGCGTGGTGGGAGCAGCGGATGGCGGGCTTCGACCTAGAGACGACGGCGCCCGATCCGGAGGAGGCGCGAATCGTGACGGCCGCGGTCGCGCTGTGCGGTGGCGGCGGGCCGACGGACTCGCGCGTGTGGCTCGCCGATCCGGGCGTCGAGATTCCGGAGGAGGCCGCGGCGGTCCACGGCATCACGACGGAGCGCGCGCAGGCTGACGGCCGCGACCGCGCCGAGGTCGTTCGCGAGGTCGTCGAGAAGCTGACGCTCGCCGCGGCGGCGGGGTGGCCGCTCGTGATCTTCAATGGCCGGTACGACCTGACGGTGATGGACCGCGAGTGCCGGCGGCTCGGGATACCGCCGCTGTCGGAGCGGCAGATCACGCTGCGGGTGATCGACCCGCTCGTGATCGACAAGTGGCTGCACCGGTTCCGCCCGAGCTATCCGAACAAGCTGTCGCCGGAGCGCGCGGCCGAGTTGGGCATCCCGAGTTCGAGGACGCTCGACGGTATGTGCCGGGAGTACGGGGCGATCCTCGACGGCGCGCACGACGCGGCGTACGACGCGGTGGCCGCGTGCCGGCTCGCGTGGGTTCTCGGCGCGAAGGGGAAGGTCGTCCGGAACATCCGCACGTGGGGCGGGCACGCCGGGCACGACACGGCCGAGCGGCGCCAGCTCGAAGAGCAGTGGGAGGCCGTGCGGTACGACCTCGACCTGCTGCACGCGGCGCAGATCGGGTGGGCTGCCGAGCAGGCCGCGGGCCTCGCGGACTACTGGCGCGAGAAGATGGCGAAGGGCGAGGAAGTGCCCGGCGATCCCGACGAGGTTCGCGGCGACTGGCCGTTCGTGCCGGCGTCGTCCGCCGTGGTCGGGTAGAGTTCGCGGCTGCGAAAGGCGTACTCCTCTGTCCGCGGTCACGGCCTCGCTTCGGCGGGGTCGTGGTCGTTCTAGGGGAGGGATCGGTCCGCATCCCGTCGTACTCTCCGCGGGATGGCGACCCTGATGCGACGTGCCGCGCTCGACGACCTGCCGCGGGTCGTGTGCCCGGCTGCGCTGCCCATAGCGGGCGCGCTGCCGAGCTGCGGCGGCGTCGTCTGCCGGGTGATGCAGCAGGAACGCGGCCGCGAGACGGGCGTCGGCTACAACCCGGCGCAGACGGCGCTCGCGCGTGACGGTTCGGATGGCGTCTTCCTGACGCTCGCCGGCGATCCGTCCACGGTCGAGCGCTTCTGCTGCGGCGACGGCGTGCCCGTGATGGACAATCGGGAGAAGCGGGGCGGGCGCGACACGTACACGTACTGTCCCGTGTGGCAGGCCGAGCAGGAGAGGATCGCCGAGGGCCGCGGGCAGCTCGCCGGCGGCGGCGTCCTGCCCGAGCCGGAGAAGGTGTCCCATTGGGACGACGGCCGCGGGACCGTGCGCGAAGCGCCGGCGGGCAGCTCGTACGCGTCGGAGGACCCGTGGGCGCAGGCGCGCCGCGACCTCGACGTGCTGGCGCCGCCACCCGTGACCGTGGGGAGCTAGCGCCGTGGCGCTGCTCGACCGCCCGGTGGTCGCTCGACTCGCCGAGGCCGCGGAAGAACGACTCGGCTTCGGCATCCGCCCGACCTCGGAGCTGAAGCGCTCCGAGCTGATCGAGTCGGAGTTCCGCGAGCTGGCCGACGATGCCGAAGACCTCGCGCTGCACTCGATGGACTACTTCACCGGGCGCCCGCACGAGATGGGCACGGAGCGCCGGAAGCGGATCGCGCAGCGGTCGCGCGTCGCGCTGAAGTTCGACCCGCTCGCCGGCGCCGAGTCGCAGCTCCTCGCGGACTTCTCGTTCGGTAAGGGGATCGGGAAGCCGACGGCGCGCGAGGAGAAGGTGCAGGAGGTCATCGACGAGGCGTGGACCGATCCGAATAACGAGGAGAAGCTGACCGGCTTCATGGCGCAGCGGAAGCTGTCAAACGAGCTGATGACGGCCGGCGAGCTATTCCCGACGCTGTACGTGGGCGGCGGGAAGGTGCGGGTCGGACGGCTCGACGCGGACACGGTGGAGGCCGTCGTGCCGGACCCGGAAGACCGGCTGCGGCCGCTGTGGTACATGGCGCGGCAGCGCCGCTTCAAGTGGGATTACGAGCAGGACCGCGCCGCCATCGAGGACGAGCTGACGGAGGCGGGCAAGCCGAAGGTGAAGTACTGGAAGCACTGGCGGAACTTCGACGACGCGACGCGCGAGCGGGAACTCGGCCTCGTCGAAGTCGATGAAGAGCTGCTGATCGAGCCGCCGACGGAGAAGCAGGCGAAGGGCGTCGTCTTCCATCTCGCGATCAATCAGACGGGCGAGGAGCTGCGCGGGAACCCGCCGTGGGCGCGGTCGCTGCGGTTCTTCGAGGCGATGAACATCCTGACCGAAGCGCACGTGACGATGGCGCAGGGCGCCGCGACGTTCATCGCGAAGCGGGTGATGAAGGGGTCGCCGAAGCAGATCGCGAAGGCGGCGGCGTCCGTGCAGGGCCATATCTCCGAGCTGGGCGCCGGCAGGTACGACGGGCCGGGCTTCCCGCAGGGCGAGGGGCCGGCGGCGTTCGCTCCGGGCGCTCCTCCACCGGTGGCGCCGGCGTCGTGGTGGAACGAGAACGAGTCGTCGAAGCTCGAAGCGCTGTCGCTGAACTCGGGCGCGGCGCAGGCGGCGCAGACGGCGCAGATCGTGCGGGCGCCCATCGCGGCCGCGGCCGGCTTCGGGCAGCACTACCTCGGCGACGCGTCGAACTCGAACCTCGCGACGGCCTCGACGCTCGAACTCCCCGCGACGATGCGGATCGAGTCGTGGCAGGAGTACTTCGCGCAGATGTACCGGTGGTTCACGGACCGCGCTATCGAGGAGGCCGTGCGCGCGGGCAGGCTCGGCGGGATGGACGGCTTCCCGGACGACGGGCCGATGGCCGAGCTGTACCTGCACGAGTCCGAGGGCCGCGCGGCGATGGAGAAGCGCACGGGCCTCGACCTCTCGTACGAGTTCGTGATGCCGTTCCCCGGCCGGCGCCAGCTCCCGGAGGTCGTGACCTTCGTGCAGATCATCGCGACCTCGATGGACCCGAACGGCGTGAACATCCCGCTCCGGCGTCACCTGCTGCGCTTCGCGTTCGAGCAGATGGGCATGGACGACATCGGGCACGCCGTCGAGGAGTGCATCCCGGACAATCCCATCGCCGGCGGCATCGGGCCGCAGGAGCCTTCGGTGGACCCGGTGACGGGCGAGCCGACGCTGAAGCCGGCGGGCACGCTGACCGTGCCGCCGCCGCCGGGCGCGCGGAAGGCTGCACCGGTGGGCGCCGCTCCGACGGATCGGCCGGCGAACGTGAAGCAGGGCACGACCGTCGGCGGGAAGCCGACCTCGCCGGCGCGCGAGTCGGAGTGGATACCGGCCGAGCTGCGCGGGCCGCTCGGCGAGTTCACGGACGAGTCCGCGGCGCTCTTTCAGAAGCTCGTGTCCGAGCCGGCTGTCCTCGCGACGTTGCAGCTCGCCGGCTCGAACGGCAACTCCGCAGGGAGCTAGCCGTGGCGTTCGGGGGCGCATACGAGCGCCCGGAGTTCCGCGGGCCGGTGGTCGAGTTGGCCGAGGCCGAGCAGACGCCGGCCGAGGCGAAGGCGCAGCAGCGCCGGCGCATAGCGGCTACCGCCGCGGTGGCGGCGACGGTCGCGGCCACGGGGGACGAGGGCGACGGCAGCGCTGTCGGGCAGGTGCCGGCGAAGGCCGCGCGCGCCACGGCCGCGGGGGCGATCCTTTCGGCGCTCGTGGCGTTCCTCGCGGTGCAGCGCGCGCGGGTGCGGTCGTGGCTTTCGACGCAGCTCCGCACGCGGCAGCCGTCCGTGCCGCTCGACGACGTGGCCGCGCTGATCGACGAGGAGGAACGCCGCGGCGCGGAGTTCGAGAAGCGCTCGGCGGCGCGGTTCGCTCGCGACCTGACGACGGCGCTCGCGATCCCGGATAAGGCCGCACGCGAGGCTGCGATCCGCGGCATCACTTCGCGGGAGCAGCGCTACGCGCGCCAGCGTGACGAGGCGATGGCAGCTCGCGCGTTCGCCGCGGTGGATCGAATCGTCCTGAAGGGCGAGTCGCCGCAGGGCGCGTATTGGTGGAACGACCCGACGGTGAGCGAACACACGGCGGGCTGTCTGATCATGGGGGGCAAGTTCTGGCCGTGGGCCGTCCTCGACCGCGTGCATCCGCCGCGGCACGGTGGCTGCCCGTGCCGGCTGCGCGGCTATGGCGAGGCCATAGCGGACGGGCTGATGTCGCCGGGCGACGTGGTGGACGTGCAGACCGCGATCCGCCGGGCCGCGCACGTGGTGATGGAGGGCGTGCTGACGGTCGAGATGCCCGAGGACGCCGAGGCGCTGATCGAGGCCGCGGGCGGGCGCGACCTGCTCGAACTCCGCGGCGGGCTGCTCGAAGCGGGCCTCGTGGCCGACGAGTCGATGCTCGACCGGCTGCTCGACGAGACGGACCTCTCCGAAGCGTTCAACCCGACGCAGGCGCGATGGCCGAAGGGGCACCCGAAGGCGGGGCAGTGGCGCCCAAAAGTCGGGGGTAGCGGCTTCGGTGCCCGCACTTCCGCGGGGTGGCTGAAGCGCGACCTCGACGAGCTGCGGACGATGGCCGCTCCGCAGCACGTCGGCACGTCGCGGACCGGCGACGGTCCCGAGGTCCCGGTGATGCACACGCCGTCGTCGCCGGCCGAGCTGCGCGCCGTCGGCGCCCGCGTCGCGGCCGTGGCCGACCGGCACGGCGCGCACCACGCATACCGGCAGCGAATCGACGAGCTGCACGTCGAGCGGCGGAAGCTGTCGGACGCGCATAGCGACCGGCTCGATGCTGCCGGCGGCATCTCCCACTTCTTCGACGAGGAGGACGCGGCCGCGAAGCGAGCCGGCCGCGAGCCGGATAACTCCGCGGTGGTCGCACGGATGGACGCGCTCCGGCCCGAGGCCGAGCGGGAGCGGCTGCGGGCGATAGACGCCGAAGTGCAGCGTCTCCTGCCGGCCGAGGAGCAGGCTCGCGTGGACGCGCTGCTCGGCGTCCTCGCGGAGATACGGCCGATGGGCGGGACGAAGCTGAACGTCTCGAAGGTCGAGGGCGCCGACCGGATTCAGCAGCGCGAGGAGCTGCCGGCGTCGCTGCGCGAGGCGTCGCGGTACGTGCCGCGGGCGTGGCTCGACGACTCGAACGCGAAGGGCAGCATCCGCTTCGTGGTCAGTGAAGAGCGCGCGCATCACCTGCTCGAAGACAAGCGCGGCGCCGACACGCCGGGGATGGGGCACGCGGAGCAGGAGAAGAGCGTGGACGAGCTGCTGAAGCGCGACGGGTGGAAGTTCGCCGGGTACGAGATGGGCGTCTTCCCCGTGCTGCGCGACCCGGAGGGGAAGCTGCACGCTATCTCGTGGTCCGGTGCGGCGACGACGACAATCGGCGTAGGGCCGAACCGGCACGAGGTCGGCGCCGATCCGCAGCACTTCGAGGCCGGCGCCCGGAAGCCCTACGTGCCGCCGCCGATTGACTCGAAGATTCGCGTGAAGGCCGGCGATCCCTCGACGCTGCTGCACGAGCTGGCGCACCGGTTCGAGCAGGTCTACGGCGAGCCGAACGCGCTGTCCGGACAGCGGCCGCTGATGGCGGCGACGCAGCGGTTCCTGCGCGACCGCCGCGGCGCCGAGATGGCGCGGCAGCTCGACGAGCTGCGACCCGGCCACGGGTACGAGCCGCACGAGCGCGCGTGGGAGGACGAGTTCGTGGACCCGTACATCGGGAAGGACTACGGCGCTCGGGCGACCGAAGTCCTTACGATGGGGATGCAGATGCTCTTCTTCCCGACATACGGCCGCGAGTTCGACCCGCCGAAGAGCCGCGGGCGGAAGGGCGACGCGGAGATGCGGGACTTCATCCTCGGCGTGATGGCGGCGCTGTGAAGTGGCAGGGCAAGATGCACGGCCGCGCCGTCGAGGGCACGGTGCTAGGCGGCGCGTGCCACGGCTCGTTCGAGGTCGTCTCGATGGTCGAGGCGATGGTCGCGGCGCAGACACGCGTCGGCGAAGGGCCGGTGTCCGGGCCGGCCGACCTGACGGACCCGATCCTCTCGCGGGCGACGCTGCGCGCCGTCCTCGATCCCGACACGGCCACGTTCGAGGGCGACGAAGCGCCCGTCGGGACGGTGCCGGCGGACGCCGAGACGTGACCGATCCGTCCGCGCTGTGCGGCATCCTCGCGGGTGAATGGCTCCCCCGCAGACGTACGAGAAGCCGCATAAGCAGCTAGGGCGCCTGATGGTGATGGGCCGGCGCCGCGGCCTCGGCTTCGAGGAGTGGTGGGAGGAGGCCGTCCGGCCGAGGAAGCGGGTCGTGATGACGAACGACCCGGACCCGCCACCGCACGCCGTCCGATGGCCGTCGGACCGGAACGACCGCGTGGAGTGGCGCGACGCGATCCTCGACGCGAAGGAAGGGTGGCGGCGCGCGTACGAGCAGGTCGAGCGGTCGCCGTTCGACGAGGCGCTGCTCGTCCTCGCCGACTTCCTCGGGCTGGCGGACAGCATCGAGGGCTTCTCGGAGCTATTCGACGAGCCGGACGAGCCGGACGAGACTGCCGAGCTGGCCGAGCTGATGGCGGCGGCGTAGGGATCGACCCGCAGGCGGGGGTACTCTGTCCCCGTGATCGGCGTCCTGATAGCTGTCCTCGTGGCCGCGCTCGTGTGGGCGCTGTGCCTAGCGCTCGGCCTCCCGAGCATCGTCGGCATCGTGGCAGCGATCCTCGTGCTGCTCGCCGGCATCCCGTCCGGCGGCTACGGCCTCGGGCGGCGATGGCCGCGATGACGGCGCTCGTCGAGTACTACTACGGCGAGTCGAACGCGCCACACGAAGCGCTCGGCCGTGCAGCTCGCCGGCTGTCGCAGGGCGGGGCGCTGTACCTCGGCGGCGGCATCGGCATCGAGAAGCAGGTCACGAAGTCCGGCGACCGCTTCAACTTGACGCGCGCCGACGCGACGGGGAAGCCCGAGTCGTTCACCGGACCGCTGTCGGCGGTGATGCGTGGCTTCGCTGTGGCGGGCGGCTCGACCGCGACGGACACGCCGGGCGGGGCGACGAAGGTCACGGACCCGGCCGCGGCCGCGCGGCTGCGCGAGCTGAACGACGCGCAGCGCGAGACGGAGAAGGACATCGAGCGGTATCAGTCGCGGCTCGCGGCGAAGGTGCCCGATCAGACGACGGTCGGCAGCATCGTCGCGCCGACGGAGAAGGACCCGTGGGAGGCGCGCCGGCTCGCCGAGCTGAAGCGCGAGCTGAAGCAGATCGAGGACGAGCGCACGACGCTCCTCTCGACGGGCAAGGTCGAAGAGGCCGAAGTCGGGAAGCCCGGCACGAATTGGACGCAGGTCACGCCGGCGGCGCGGAAGAAGGTCGATCCGCTCGTGAAGCACTGGATGGGCAAGGCGCATCCGTGGCAGGCGTGCGTGGACGAGCTGACGCCGGAGAAGGGCGCCGAGGCCGCGAAGAAGATTTGCTCTGTCGTCAAGGACATGGGCATGAAGACGACGAAGTGGCGCGCCGGCGGGAAGAAGAAGCTGAAGGAAGAGCAGGACGCCGTGATCGTGACCGCGATGCAGGAGGCGTGCGGACGCATCGCCACCATCGAGGCATCGTTCGGCGCCGGCGCGGCCGTCGAGCTGGCCGAGCGTGCCGGCTCGTTCGGGGACGCGCTGCTCGACACGCTCGGCGAGTCCGCGTTCGACGACCTCTCGACGCTCTTCGTCTGCGGCCACCCGCTCGGCGAGTTGTGGCAGGAGGTCCGCGAGGGCTTCGCCGAGAACCTGCACCCGCGCGACTTCCTCGGGAAGTGGAAGACAAAGGTCGGCGGGCTGAAGGTCGGCGAGAAGGCTGCCATCGGCGACGGCGTGTCCGTGCATCGGACGGCAGTCAAGGGGTACGAGGTCCACGGGCCGGCGCGCGTCGGCGACCTCGCGACGAGTGCCGCGCATAAGGCGCAGCTCGAACGCAACGGCACGCCGATCACGCGGCTCGGGCAGCTCTTCCCGACTCCTGATCGAGCAGCGATCCTCTCCGCGCAGAAGTCGGCGTCGCTCGATCACCCGATGTCTGTCGGGGGCCGGACGAAGTACCCGTCGCTGAACGCGGCGCTGAAGAGCGGCGAGGGCAAGGGCGAGCCGAATCTCGCGGTGCGGAGTAAGCAGCGCGAGGCCGAGGCAAACAATCGCCAGCACACGACGATCCGCGGCCTCGCCGGGAAGCTCGACTCGCAGAGTCAGGGAGGGAAGTCGGGAGCTGCGGAGACGGCTGTCGCACTCACGCACGCGCTGACCACGTACAAGCGCAACGGCGGCAAAGAGACGGAACACACACGCCGCGCGCAGACGATCCTCGACCGCCACCGCGCGAAGAAGCCGAAGGTCCGCGAGGCGGCGCCCGCCGGCGGGCTGCTCGGCGACCTCCTCGAATCGAGGCGCTGATGTCGGGCGTTCTCGACGCGCTGCTCGAATCGTTCACCGGCTCCGGTAGCGCCGCGGCGCAGGCTCGGCAGACGAGCGCGGGGCAGAAGCCGCTGTCGCCGGCGACGCGAGCGCGGCAGCGGGCGAACGCGGCGCAGGCGAGCGCGAGGCCGTACGACGAGAAGAAGCATCCGCGCGGCCGCGCCGGCACGTCGCAGGGCGGGAAGTTCATCCGCTCGGGCAGCTCGGGTAACGATGTCCGGGCGGTGCAGGCGCGCGTCGGCGTGAAGCGCGACGGGCAGTTCGGGAATCAGACGCATAACGCGGTCCGCGACTTTCAGAAGCGGCACGGGCTTCAGGTGGACGGGGTGGTCGGGCATCAGACGGCGCTAGCCATCGCCGGGAAGTACGCGGCAGCTCGGCGGGCGCAGACGGGCGCGCTCCGGAAGTCGGACCGCTCGGCCATCTCGAAGACCCGGCAGCCGAAGCACGCGCAGCCGAAGCACACTCCTCGGGCGCCGACGCGCTCGCAGGGCGGCATCGTCGTCTAGGGGTATCCGGCGACGAGCGGTCGTACCCTCCGGGCGTGGCTGCACCCGCCGAGATTGAAGAGGACGACCGTCCGCTGACCGCCGAGGACATCCTCCGGTTCGGCCCGGTGGTCGAGGCGCAGGTGTGGACGGCGACGTTCCTCGAAGAGAAGCGGGCGCCCATCGCGCAGGCCGCGGGCCGGCCGAAGTTCGGCCCGGTCTTCAACTCCGACGGCATGGGGAAGGCCGTCCTGATCCGGCCGTGCGTGTCGCGAGGGAAGCGCATCCGCGGGCTGCCGCCGATCTACTCGCCGGCGATGCTCGAAGCGAACGCGAAGGTCTTCGAGGGCTGGCCGATGTACCTCGACCACGTGCCGGCCGAGCTGGCGGCGACGGCGGCGAAGCGCGGCCGCTCCGTGAAGGAACTCGGCGGGCAGGTCGTGACGCCGGGCTGGGACGGGACGTTCGTGCAGGAGTACGACGGCGACTTCGGCTATCAGCAGGGCGGCGTTCTCGCGGAGATATGGGCGACGAAGTTCCTGCGCGAGCTGGTCGGCGAAAACCCGCGGCTGCTGCACACGAGCATCGCCGCGTGGCCGACCTCGGGCAAGCCGGCGAAGGTGCCGTGGAACTCGAAGGTGAAGGGCATGAACATCGAGGGCATCCGCCGGCAGCCGCAGGGCAGCGTGGACTTCGTGCCGCGTGGCGGCGCGGGTGGCCGTCTGCTGCTCGAAGGGGAGCAGGACCCGGACACTTCAGCGTGGCCGGAGCCGACGTGGGAGGAGGCCGACAAGCGACTCGTGGTATCGCTTGCAGAATCGTTCTACGCTTCCGGCGAAATGGCAGGCACGACCGAAAACACCGACACGACTCCCGACTTCTCGTCGATGACGCCGCAGGCGTTTCAGACGTGGGTCAGGGAGAACGCCGGCCACCTTGCACCGGCGCTCGTCGAGCAGGCAGCGCCCGCTCCGGCTCCCGCTCCCGCACCGGCCGCAGGGCCGTCGCTGACGGAGGCGGACTACCGCCGCATCGCAGCCGAAGAGGCCGCGAAGGCGACGAAGCCCGAGGACGTGCAGCGTCTCGCCGAAGAGCTGATCGAGGAGCGCGAGGGGCAGCGCGAGCTGTCGCGTGTCGCGCACGAGATGATCGCCGAGGCCGAGGGCATCCCGAAGTCGTGGAAGGCGGACCTGAAGGCGCGGTACTCCGTGCTGCCGTCCGGTCCGCAGCCGGCACTGCTCGTCGAGTCCGCCACGGGCGACGACGGCGCGGAGCTGTCCGAAGAGGACGTGCTTCGAGCGAACGTGCAGGCTGACCTCGACCACGCTCGCGACCTGATCGCCGAGGCGAAGGGCAAGCCGCGGGTGACGGGCGAGGGCGCAGGCTCGCGCAAGTCTTCCGGTGACGAGCGGACTCCCCGCGAGGGCGGGACCGCCGGCGCCGTGCAGGAGGGCGAAGTGCCCTACTGGCGGCAGGAGTTCGCAGACCTCGGCGTGGTCGAGTCTGCCGACGACGCGCTGTCCATCCACGGAGTCGAGAAGGTGGAGGCGTAATGCCGTACGAAGAGGGCGGCACTCGGAAGTCCGTCATCGCGACGAAGGCGACCGCGCACGGCCGTCCGGTCGTCGAGCGCAAGCGCTTCGCCGGCATCGCCGCGAAGTCCGCGGCAGCGGCACCCGCCGCGGTGTCCGTCGCGAACGCGACCGCCGCGCAGCAGATCGCCATCGGCGAGGAGTTCGTGATCATGCTGGCCGGACTCCACGAGGTCGCGACTTCGATCCTTCCCGCGGGCGCCGTCGAGGGCGACCGCCTGTACGTGCAGCTCGACGACAACTCGCTCGCCGACGCTGCCGAGGCGCTGACCGCCGGCATCCTCGAACCGGAGTACTCCCCGCTGGGCATCCTCGACGAAGTGGATGCCACGCTCGGGCGTGCGAAGGTGAACCTCAACCTGAAGGGCCTCTGCTGATGGCTGCCGGAGCTGGCACTCGCGCACGTGGCCGTGGCCGCTCCCGGTGGGGGCACTACGGGAAGCACATCGAACTCTTCGAGCTGTTCGAGTCGTGGGCCGACGACCCGGCGGCGCAGACCGCGCTCGCCGAGGAAGAGGGCTTCGACATCGAGGAGGGCACCGGCGCACCCGAGGGCCGCGCCGACTTCCCGCTCTTCCTTCTCTCCGTCACGCGGCACAAGATGCGCGAGGGCTTCCGCCGGCGCGCGGCGCAGTGGGACCGGTACGTCGGCGTCGAGCGCGCCGAGGACTTCCGGCAGCACACGGTGTCGCAGCTCAACGGCCTCTCGGGCATGGGGCCGGTGCCGGAGTTCGACGAGTACCCGATGATCCGCAGCTCCGAGGAGATGGGTCCGCCCTTCTCCGTGGGCAAGCACGGCGGGCTGTACGGCGTCACGTTCGAGATGATCGTGAACGACGAGACGAACAAGATTCTGAACCGGACGCCGACCGAACTCGGCCGGATGTCCGCGGCGTACGTCTCGCAGGTCGTGGTCGGCCTGATCGAGACGAATGCAAACTGGATCGACGGCCTTCCCTTCTTCACCGCGACCGCGCGTCAGGGCCTCCCGACGGGGAACGAGTTCACCGGATCGGCTGCGGAGCCGACGGAGGACAACCTGATCAGCATCGTCGCGTCGTTGCAGAACACGGTGGACTCCGAGGGGATGCCCATCGACATCGAGCCGGGCGTGATCATCACGAAGGACGAGCGCACCCGCTACATCTTCCGCCGCATCCTGCGGTCGCAGCAGACGGGCACGGTCACGAACGACTCGGCCGGCGACGTGTTCGACAAGGGCACGTACAACGCGGCGCAGGACACGGGGCTGACTCCCGACGACATCATCGTGGAGCAGTACATGCGCGACCCGAACGACTGGATTCTGCTCGCGAACACGGGCCGTCCGGCGTTCATCATCGCGTTCCTGCGCGATATGCGCGAGCCGTTCATCGGGATCGAGGAAGGCTCCGTGCGCTCGTTCGGCGGCGGCGTCCGCGACCCGTACCGCACGCGGATCGACGAGATTCGCATGAAGATCAGGCACGTCTTCGGCGTGGCACTCGGCGACCCGCGCTCGGCGCGGCGCGCCCGGAGGGCCTAACGCATGGCGCTCGAAGGTGTGCGGGTCGGCCCGCTCGACCCTGACCGCGGCGAGATGTTCGGGCAGGTCGGCGGGCAGATGTCCGCTCGGCAGCTCGTCCGGCATCACATGGCGCTGAACCCGCCGGCGCTCGTCGCCGCGCTTTCAGGCAAGCCGCACCCGGAGCGCTCCGAAGCGCTCGACCGGGAGGAAGTCTCTGCCGCCGTGATCGAGTACTACGCGGACACGGCCTCGCCGCTGCCCGACGGAGCGGTGATCACCGGGGCGAACGTCCGCGGCGTGGACGACACGCCGGACCGCCAGTTCGTCACGGTCACGTGGCACGTGCCGACGGACGCCGGCGGCTCGGGTCGCTCGGGCAAGGCGTTCATCCCGTACAACTCCGACACGGTGCCGAACTCGAAGTCGCTCGGCGACGAAGCCGTCCGGATCGAGAAGCTGAAGAAGGCCGGCCTGCCGTGGCATCCTTCGCAGCTCGCGCACGCACTCGCCGGGACCTCCGTCGTGGGCGCGCAGGACCCGGACGAAGCGCTCGTGGAGGAGCGCGACGGGCTGGCAGCCGAGGCCGAGACGCTGCGGAAGCAGCTCGCCGACTCCGAGGCCGCGCGAGTGGCCGCAGAGACGCAGGCCGAGGAAGCAGCGGCCGCGCTCGCGGCAGCGCAGACGCCGGCGGCGCCGGCGGACGACTCTTCAGGCGCGGCCGAGGCCGGCGCCACCGACGATGCCAGCTCCGACGCGGAGCCTTCGGAGCCGTGGGACGGCTACGACTCGCAGAACGCGGACAAGATCAGGAAGCGTCTGCGCGAGAAGAAGGACGTGCCCGAGGCCGAAGCGGTCGTGGCGTACGAGTCGAAGCACGCCAACCGCGGCACTGTCGTCGCGGCCGCGAACGAAGTCCTCGACCGCACGCCGTCGCAGTAAGGGCCGCGGGCTAGGGTGGCGGCGTGGACACGCCGACTCCTGATCAGCTCCGCGCCGACTCGGACCTGATCGCGGCGAAGTTCCCCGATGGGGGCGACGACGCGAAGCTAGAGGCGCGAGCTGCGACCGCCGCGGCGTTCGTCGCGAGCCTGACCTTCCGGCTGATCGAGCCGGTGGACACTTCGACCGTCGAGGACGAAGTGTTCGAGGAGGTCCCGGCGGGCCTCGTGCCGGTCGCGATCCACGCCGTCGCGGTGATGGTCGAGCGGATGGTCGTCACGGGCGCGCCCGACTTCGCGGAGCAGGCGGCGACGGGCCGCAGGCTGCGGGGCTTCTCGGCGGGGCCGTACTCGGAGCAATACTTCGCGCCGGGCGAGTTCGCGCGGCGAGGGGCGCAGCAGGGGCGCCCGCCGATGGACCCGGACGAAGCGCTCGACGCGGCGCTGTGGGCGCTCGCGACGGAGGCAGCTCGCGAGTCGTTCTTCGCGTGGGCGACGGGCGTGCAGCCGCCGGCGGGTGCGGTGACGACGTTCGACGGGCGGCGCTCGGGTGGCGGCTACTTCGGCCACGGCGTGCGTCGCGGGTTCATCGGTGGGCCTGACGGCTTCTAGGCTCGGCGCATGGGACAGCTTCGGCATATCCTCGTCCACACGGCGACGCCGGTCCGCTTCGAGGAGGCCGACGCCGGCGCGGCGACGTGGGTAGAGGGCGAGCGCGGCGAGACGGGGCCGGAGCCGGTGCTGCGAGACGCGTTCCCGGCCGTCCTCTTCCTGCCCGGCGGGTCCGAGGAGTCCGACCACCCGCGGACGAAGAAGATCACGAGGCCGACGCTGCTGTACGAGCCGGTGAACGCCGACACGGGGCAGCCGGTGCCCGAGCTGACGGCCGAGGACGAGCTGATGGTCGAGGCGCCCGAGCTGGCGCAGTGGACGGGCGAGGTCGAGGCGCGGTGGCAGGTCGAGGGCACGCCGCAGCCGTTCGGGCCTCCGGGGCGCGTGATCGGCGTGCAGGCGACGCTGAAGCAGGTCCGCGAAGGGAAGAAGTGATGCCCGAGCCGTTCGAGACGGAATCGCTCGAAGACGGCGGCTCGACCGCGGCCGTGGCGCTGCTGCTGCTCGCGCTCGTGCTGATCGGCGTCGCGGTGGTCGTGGCGGTGCTGGGCTGATGGGCTACCACGGCGGCGAGCTGACGGACCTCGTGGCGCCGCTCGAACGCGGCGTCGAGCGGTTCGCGAAGAACGCCGTGCCCGACGTGGGCCGCGAGCTGCGCCGACGCGTCCGCCGGCATACCCCCGTGTCGAAGACGACGCCGGCGCAAGTGCTGTCGTTCGGCCTGCGCGGCGCGGAGCTGATGCGTAAGGGCCGACCTCATGGGGCGCTGCGGGACTCGTGGCAGGTCGGCGAGACGACGGTCCTGTACGCGGGCAGCGTCTTCCGCGTGCCGGTCTTCACGCTCGATCCGGTGGCGCCAAACGTCGAGTGGGACACGCAGCCGCACCTGATCGTGCCGCGCAAGCCGGGTGGGCTGCTGACGGTTCCGACGCCGGACGGCCTCGTCTTCGCGCGGCTCGTGAATCATCCGGGCACGAGGGGCGCGCATATGATGGCGACCGCGCTTCAGGAACTCGCGGCCGAGTGGCAGCGGATCGTCGCGCGGCAGTGGCGGAACGAGGCGCGCGGCCGGCGCTTCTGGCGGGTGGGCGAGTGAACTACGCGCTCGACGACCGGCATCGGAGCCTGCGCCGCTTCGTGATGAACGCGCTCGGCTCGCCGCCGTGGACGGTCCGCACGGAGCGGCAGCCGGTCGCCGACGAGGAGCGGCCGGTGGCCGTCGTCGAGGTCAGTACGGCGGTCGTGACGCTGCGGGCGCGCACGTCGATCCCGCAGGGCAACGTCGAGCGGCAGCAGACGTTCACGATCACGCTGTACCCGGTGATGGAGGAGACGGCAGCGGAGTCGCGGCTCGCGGCCGAGGCGGCGTCGCAGCAGCTCGATCAGGCGCTCGTGGTCGGCCTCTCGAACGACGACGAGACGGTGCTGTCGTATCCGGAGATGCTGCCCGTGTACGACTTCGCCGGCGTGGCGGTGAAGGGCGCGGACCGCGCCGGCCCGATGGACCCGTACGGGTGGATGCGCGCTGACGACTACCCCGTGCGGACGATTCAGGACCCGGACGACCCGCTGCGGTGGACGGTGGCGTGCGACCTGCGGGCCTCGTGGGAGCAGGCGGGGCGCGAGCGTCCTCCTGCGCCGACCGTCGGCTCGATGCCGGCGCACGACTGGACGGCGCCCGGCGGACCGTAGGTATCGCGTGCATTTCGGTCGTACGATGCGCCGCAGATGGCCGAGACGACTGCAACCGCGAAGCCGGATCGAGCTGCCGAGAAGGCAGCCGCACGCGGCACGCAGTCGAATCCCGCCGCGGAACCCGACGAGGTTCGCTACTCCCGCGAGGAGCTGATCGAGCAGGCGGGGAACCTGCTCGGCGTCTCGTCTCACGCCGTGGTCGGCGGGCTGTACGGCGAGTCGGCGCAGACGTTCACGCTCGACCGCGCGACGAAGCTCGTGAACGCTTTCCTGAAGCGCCCGGCTGAAGGGGAAGAGTCCTGATGGCGATGGTGCTGAAGCCGATCATCCCGCAGACGAAGATTCGTTTCGTCGGCGAGACGAGCGTGCAGGTCGCGCCGAGCCTCGGGCAGATCGTCGGGCTGCTGCTGAAGCACAATTGGGGGCCGCTCGCAACGGAGCTGGCGAAGCCCGAGATTCTTCCCGACTTCGCCGCGTGGACCCGCCGGTATGGCGACTCCGACACGGAGGGCCGCACGGCAGTCGCCGGCGCGTTCGCCGGGCACGGCGTCGCGGCAGGCTCGGGCGCCGGCGGCGTGATCCCGATCCGTCTCGGCACGAACGCAGCGCGCGCCACGAAGACTCTTGCGAACACGGCGGCAGTGAACGCCGTTCGCATCGACGCGAAGTGGACCGGCACCCGCGGGAACGATTACGACTACGTGATCGACGCGAACCCGGCCGACGCGTCGCAGGACCGCTTCCGGCTCCGCTACAAGGGCGCCGTGGTCGAGACGGTCGCGTATCCGCGCGCCGACCTCGCCGCGCTCGTGGCGTCGATCAATGCGCGCGACGCGGGGAACATCACGGCGACGCTGCTCGTGGACGGCACGGGCCTCGCGCTGACCGCCGGCACGTCGCTCCTCGGCGGACTCGACGGTGACGCGCTGACCGGCGCCGACTACCTCGCCGGCCTCGACGTGTTGGAGTTCCAGCCGTTCACGATCCTCGCCGCGGCGAACCTGACGGACGGCGCCATTCAGGCGTCGATCCTCGCGTGGGTCCGCCAGCAGGAGGACGCGAACCGCCCGGTCGAGTTCGCAGTCGGGGGCCTCGCCGGCGAAACGCTCGCGACGGCCATCGCGCGTTCGACCGCGCTCGCCGATCCGCACGTGGTGAACCTCGGCGTGGGCACGTACCGCGACGACCTGCTCGCGAAAGACCTCTCGACGGCGCAGCTCGCGCCGCGCATCGCCGGCATCCTCGCGAACCGCGGCGAGGAGCGCGCACTGACCGGTGCCGAGATTGGCGGGCTGCACGCAATCGGCCTGACCGGCGCTTCGTCCGCTGACGCCGAGTCGGCGATTCAGCGGGGCGTGACGGTGCTGATCCGCACGGACTCCGACGTGGCCGATCTTCGTGTCGCGATGGGCCTGACGACCTTCACTTCCGAGGCCGACCCGGCGCGGCCGCGGCGCATCTTCTCCGAGCCGCGCTTCATCCGGATCATGGACCTCTTCATCCGCCGCATGAAGCAGTGGGGCGACCGGACCGTGATCGGGAACGTGCCCGTGAACGAGGACACTCGCGACGCCGTGCGCGCCGAGGGTTCCCGCCTGATCGACGACCTGCTCCGGCGCGGCCTGATTCTCACGAAGGCCGACGGCGCCGAGGAAGACCCCTTCATCCGCACGCCGGTCACGACCGACGACACGCTCCCGTTCGAGTTCGGGTGGCAGTTCGCGTACACGGCGAACTTCCTGCTCGGCGAGGGGAGGGTTCGCTAATGGCGACCGTCGGCCCGACCGCAAACCTGCCGGGACGCGCACGCCGCTCGGGCCGCGCGGGCACCGTGTGGGAGAACGCGCGCCATCTCGGCGAAGTGATCGCTGTCGAGTGGAACGTGAACGTGCAGCAGATCGCAGTCGTGATCGCCGGCGCGTGGAGGAACGAGCAGAAGCCCGGCGTCGAGGAGCGAGCTGGCACGTTCCGCGTGCAGGACGTTCACGACAAGTGGGCGCTCCGCGTGTGGCGCTTCGTGCGCGCCCGCCGCGACGGCGACCGCTCGGCCGCTTCGTTCCCGGAGTTCTCCGTCGTCACGAAGATCGACGACATCGGGGCGCCCGATCAGACGCGTTGGCAGCTCGACGGCTGCACGCTCTTCGAGTACTCCGGCGGGCACTCGCAGGAGGACGACCTCCTCATCCGCGAGATTCCCTTCAGCTTCCGCGACGACAAGCCGCTGCACGCGTTCGAGTACACGGACGACGGCATCGCGGTCACGGAGGCGTGATGCCTTCGCTCGGGTACAGCTCGCCGCAGCCGCAGGACACGCGCTCGCGCGCAGGCCGGCCTCGCCGCGACCGGCGTGCGAACCGCGCGGCTCGCGCAGCGCGCCGGCGCAACCGCTGAGGCGGCATCGTGGTCGCCGACTACGAGGCCGCGTGGGTCGCGCTTCAGCGACTCGTGGCGTCAAAGACTCAGCACGGCCGCGAGCCGCTGCTGACCGCGATGGCCGACCTTCTGGCCGAGCATCGCGTTCCCGCCGGGGAGCTGTCGCGGCTTCTCCGGCTGCATGGCGTCGAGGTCGAGCGTGCGCGCTCGATGTCGGCCGAACTCGACCGGGACGAGCTGTCCCCTTCCGCCGTGGACGACGTTCACGACGGGACCGCAGCTCCCCGGCCTTCATTGATCGGAGGCGATCACGATGGGCGGAATGACAGCAGCAGACGAGAAGGCGAAGGACGGCGCGGTGGGGCAGGACGACCGCGATCCGGGGCCGGCAGCGCAGGTGGCCGCAGCGGAGCCGCGGTCGGCGCCTGACGCCGGCGAGGAGCGCGGCGACCTCGCGGTGGAGGCGTACGCGCGCGACCACGAGGGCCTGTCGGACGAGGACGAGCGGGACGCGCTCGACTTCCTGCTCGCGCCGAAGCCGCCGCGCATCTACGGCGTGAAGGTGAAGTACGACACGGAGGCCGGCATCCGCCCGCTGACGTTCGTCGTGCGGGCCTCGGACGGTCGCAAGATCGACGGCATCGAGCAGGCGAACGTCTCCGAGGCGACGGGCAAGATCGACCGCATCACGGCCGACTGTCAGATCGTCGCGCTGGCGTGCGTGGCGCTCGAATCGGCGAGCGGCCGGGCGGTCGAGCTGACCTCCGCGGAGTTCCTGACGGTGCGCGTCCCGAAGCGGGACGACTCCTCGGGCGAGCCGACGGGGGAGATGGTCGAGACGCGGCTCGCGTCGCCGGCGGACGCGCTCGAAGCACGCTTCAAGACGCAACTCGGCATCGTGTCGGGCGTCGCTCGCGAGGTCCGACGCATCTCGGGTTACGACCCGGAGCGGGTGGGCGTGGCGCAGCGCCGGCTCGTGGACGCGGCGGGAAACTCCTAAAGGCCGATGGTGCCGCATGGGAGCTGTACGTTCAGTGGCGCTTCCGCGGGGAGGACCCTGCGGAGACGTGGCGTCGCTGGCGTCGGCGCCCGGCACTGTCGGACCCGGAGTGGGGAGCGGCGCGCCGCGAGGCGTTCCTGACGGCCTGCGCGATCTACGCGGGTCTTCAGGAGCGCATCGTGGCGGACATCGCCGAGGCGTTCTCGAAGCAGGCCGAGAAGAAGAAGGGCGGTAAGTAGCCGTGGCCGAGGGCACGGTCCGCGGAGCGTTCGACCTCGACACGAGGCCGGCGGTCCGCGGCGTCCGCGATTACCGGCAGGAGGCCGAGCGCGCGGACGCGGCCACGAAGTCGCTCGGGTCGAGCATCGACGACGCGTTCGGGCCGTCGGAGGTCGCGCATATCCAGACGGTGCGCGAGGAGATGAAGGGCCTCGGCACGCAGTCGAGGGAGACGCGCATCGAGGTCCGCGATCAGTGGAAGGGGATGCGCCGCGAGATAGAGCGCGAGGCCGCGGGGATCAGCTCGTCCATCGCCGCGGTGAAGCAGCGGATGGGGGCGCTCGGGCGCGAGCGGGCGACTCCGCACGTGGACGTGTCGGGCATCACGGCGGCTATCGCGCAGGTGGACCTCCTCGAATCGAGGCTGAACTCGCTGTCGAGGCAGCGGGCGACGCCGCGAGTGGCGATGGGCGGCGGCTTCGGAGGGGCCGCAGCTCGCGCGGCCTCGGGCGCCGCCGGCGGTGGGCGCGCTGGCGTCTTCGCGAACTCCGGCACGGGCGGCTCGGGCTTCAGCGTGGGGCCGCTGTCAGGCCGTGCGCTCGCGCTCGGCGCGGGCCTCGGGCTACCGGCCGTCTCGTCGCTCGCGGGAGGCGCTGTGGGCCTCGGAGGCTCCGCAGGGGGTGCGCTGCTCGGCGCGGGTGCTGGCGGGTTAGCGGGCTTCGGAGCGCTCGCTGTGGGCGGGGGCAGCGCGTTCTCCGTGGCGAAGCCGGCGCAGACGGCGCTCGCAGCGACGATCAAGGTCCAGACGAAGTACACGGCGGCGGTGCGCGACTTCGGGCGGGCCTCGACGCAGGCGAAGAACGCGAAGCGCGAACTCGATCAGGCGTACGCGGATAACCGCGGGGTGCAGCACGCCACGCGCCAGCTCTCGGCCTTCAAGCGCGAGTGGAAGTCGCTAACGGCGCCGGGCCGGCGCGACTACTTCGGGATGATCGGCGACGTAACGCAGATCGGCCGGCGGGTGGCTCCGAACCTCGCGGCGAACGCGAACACGAGTATGCACGCGGTGCGCGGCGCGGCGACGAACTTCGCGGGGTTCGCCGCGGGGAACGAGACGCAGCGCTTCCTCGGCTTCGAGACGCAGACGTTCGCGCGCGAGCTGCCCATCGCCGAGCGCTCGCTCGAAAACGTGACGCTCGGGATCGAACACCTGATCCGGGCCGCGACGCCGTTCTTCCACGAGGCGAACGTGTGGGTCGAGCATTGGTCGGCCGGCTGGGCGGACTCGACCTCGAACATCGACGAGCAGCACCGGAAGATGGAACCGCTCGTGCAGTCGTGGCGGACGTGGTGGCACCTGCTCGGCACCACGAAGACGCTGCTGCGCGACATCTTCACGGCGGGGCAGCCGTCGGGCGACTCGCTCGTGATGTCGCTCGATCACACGTTCCAACATTGGGACGACTGGATCAAGCAGCACCCGGCCTCGACGCGGAAGTGGTTCGCCGACTCGGCGGACTCCGTGCGCGGGATGGCCGATGCGCTTCGCCACGTCGTGCATTGGCTGTCGCAGATGGCCGACCTGCTGCGGCCGCTGCTCGACCGCTTCTCGCAGCTCGTCGGCTTCGCGTCGCAGCTCGGGCTGATCGGCACGCCGGGCGCGCTCGCCGCGGTGATGGGCGGCGTCCGCGGCTTCCGCGGCCGCGGGGGCGGGGGTGCCGCCGGCGGGATGGGCGGCGGGATGGTGCCGTACTTCGGCGCGCCGGCGCCGGCGGCTGCGATGGGCGGCGGCATGGCCGGTGCTGGCGGCATGGCCGCGGGCGGCGCGGCGTACCTCGCAGCTCGCGGCCGGATGACGTGGGGATCGCTCGGGCCTATCGCGACGCCGGAGGCGTTCGCGCAGCGCTACGGCGGCGTGGCCGGCGCGCGCTACGGGATGCCGATGTCGCAGGTCGGCGCCGTGCGCGGACCGTGGGCGAGCCGCGCGGCCTCGGGCATGGGCCGCGTCGGCGGGGCGCTGAAGGGAGCTGGCCGCGCGGCGCTGCCGCTCGCGCTCGGCTTCTCGGCGCTCGACTTCGCGACGTTCGACGGTGGCTTCGGGCAGAAGCTCGACGCCGGCCTCTCGTCGCTGACGCTCGGCGCGCTGCCGCGGCCGCGCACCGCGGCGCAGACGCAGGACGCCGCGAGTCAGTACGTGCAGAAGTTCCAAGCCTCGCACGTGGACGCGCTGCCGGCGACGCTCGGCGGCGGCACGACCGCGCTCGGGCGGATCAATGCGGAGATAGGGCGGCTGTCGGGGAAGAAGGGCCTGACGAGCGGGCAGCGGCTCCTCGGCGGCGGCGACGCGTCGATGTTCGGCCTCTTCTCGACGGGGCAGGGCAACCGCCTTACGGACGAGCAGATGGCCGAGAATAAGAAGCGGATCGAGCTGCTGAACGACGAGCGCGCCGCGCTGATCGGCACGAATCATCAGATGGCCGTGGCGCGCAACCGGCGCCGGAACGAGCAGTCGAAGCTCGACGCGACGAGGTTCGGCGCGGAGCTGCCCGGCGCCATGAGCGTCTACCGCCGGCGCGGCCTCTCCGTCGGCGATGCGATGGACAAGACCGTGAATCAGGTCGAGGGCAAGCTGAAGAAGATTCGCGGCGCCGGCGTCGAGACGCTAGGCGAGGCGTCGCTCGCGTGGGCGCGCGAGCTGGCGAAGCACAATCCGGCGCTGAAGAAGCAGGTGGACGAGCTGAACGACGCCATCGAGGCGCGGTTCCGCCGGATGGGTAAGCGCGTGCAGATCGTGAACGGCGACATCCTGACCGGCTCGAAGCGGGAGTGGCGCGACATCCGGACGGCGATGTCCGATCCCATCGAGAAGGCGCGCGCGCAGATGACGGACGACTTCACGGCGATTCAGCAGAAGGCCATCGGGTCGCTCGTGTCGATGGGCTTCAACCGCGGCGACGCGCAGTCTCTCGTGCAGGGCATCGAGAAGGGCGGGAAGGCCGGCACCACGGCGAGGCAGGACACGAACCTCGGGCCGCAGGGCGCGAGCGGGTTGCGCGCGTCGGACATCGCGCGGCCGGGCTTCACGCCGACGAAGAAGGCGCGCGGCGGCGTGATCGGCGGGCGCGGGCTGATGGACACGGTGCCCATCGGCGGCGGCGGGATGGCGGCACCGGGCGAGGCGTGGATCGCGAACCGGCACACGCTCGGCGACCTCTCGCGTGCCACGGTCGCGATGTACGGCCTGACGGCGCAGCAGATCATCCGCGGCGAGACGCGCCGACACGGCTACGCGCGTGGCGGGATGGCTCGCGGCGGTCCGACGGGCGGCGGCATCGGCGGCGCGAACCCGGCCGTCTCCGAGATAGCTCGCGCGGCGATGTCGCAGTTCCCCGGCCTGTCCGTCACGTCCACGACGGGCGGCGGGCACGCGACGAACTCGCTGCACTACCGCGGCGCGGCTATCGACCTCGCCGGCGGGAACATGAACGCGGCCGCGGCGTTCATCGGGCAGCAGTTCGGGAAGACGCTCGCCGAGGGCATCCATAACCCGAACCTCTCCGTGAAGGGCGGGCACACGGTGTCGCCGGCCTTCTGGGGTGCGAAGACGTGGGCCGAACACGCGAATCACATTCACATCGGCGCGTTCGGCCTCGGCGCGAAGGGCGCCGCGGGGATGATCGGCGGCGGCATGGGCGGCGGCGGGAAGCAGTTCCCGCACGTGGCGCTGCACGGCCTCGGGCGCCAGCAGCCGGGCGTGCCGGGAGCGCTGCGCCAGCGCGGCGGCGACATCTTCGCCGCGGGCCTTCAGCGGAAGCTCAATAAGGCAATAGACAAGAAGAACGCCGCGATGGGCGGCGGCGGCGGGAGCCTCGCGGGCTTCTCCGGCGGCGGCAGCGCGACCGCGAATATGCGGCTCGGCCGGAAGATGATGCTCGCCGCGGGCTTCGGCGGCGATCAGTGGGGCGCGCTGCGGACGCTGTGGCAAGGCGAGTCGGGGTGGTCGAACACCGCGCGGAACCCGTCCTCGGGCGCGTTCGGCATCCCGCAGGCGCTCCCGCCGGGCAAGATGGGGCCGAAGGCTGCCGCCGGCGATCCTGCGGCGCAGATCGCGTGGGGCCTGAACTACATCCGCGGCCGCTACGGCTCGCCGGCGGGCGCGCTGTCGGCATGGCAGGCGCGCTCCCCGCACTGGTACGCGCGCGGCGGGCGCGCCGCCGGCGGGACGCTGCTCGTGGGCGACTCGCTCGGCGTCGGTACGTCCCCCTACCTGAAGCGGATGCTCGGCGACGTGACGACGGACGCCGTGGTCGGCCGGTCGAGCGCGAGCGGCGTCTCCGCGATGGCCGAGAAGATGCGCGGCGGCGACTTCAGCTCGATCTTCTTCGACCTCGGCACGAACGACGCGTCGGCGAAGCAGCTCCGCGCGAGCCTGAACCGGGCACGCGACCTCGCGCACGGCATCCCGATCACCGCGGCGACCGTGCGCGGGCCGGGAGCTGCCCGGAAGAACTCGATGCTGCGCGACTTCGCGAGCGAGGGCCTGATCAGTCTCGTCGATTGGGCCGGGCACTCCGGGGGCCTCGTCGGCGGCGACGGCATCCACGCGTCGGGCAAGGGCTATAAGGCGCGGGCGCAGATGGTCGCCGGCGCGCTTCAGCAGGGTTCCGTGATGGATTGGGGCGGCGGCTTCAAGAACGGCGGCTCGATGGTCACGAACGGGCCGACCGCGTTCGTCGCCGGCGAGGGCCACCGGCGCCGCGAGCGCGTGACCGTCTCGCCGGACCTGACCGGCCGCGGCGGGCAGCACGCCGGGCCGCGCGTCGTGATCGAGAAGGGGGCGGTGCAGGTGCATATCGACGGCAGCGGGCACTCGCCGAAGGACATCGAAGCGCTGGCCGAGAAGGTCGGCACGAAGGTCGTGCGGAAGATCATCGACGCGATAGACCGCAAGGGCGGCGTGGCGGTGATCGACTGATGGCCGTGCGCGGCTCGGGTCCGGGCATCTTCAGCGGCGTTCGCGGCTCCGGGCCGGGCGTCTCGGGCGGCGGCGGCAGCATCCACGGCGTCGGGCCGGGCATCTACGGGCCGCAGGGGATCGGCCGGAAGGGCGAGGGGCTGCGGGTCCGCATCTCGCGCATAAACGGCGAGACGCCGAAGGGCGTGCTAGCGAAGCCGCTGTACCTGCCGGCGACGCTGCGCGGCTTCGGGTGGACGGAGGAGTTCTCGCACGTCGAGTACGACACGGTGCGCTCCGGTCAGTTCTCGCAGCCGGCGATGGGGCCGGCCTCGGCGCGCCAGCTCCGCGACGTGGACGACACGGAGACGCTGACGATGGAGTGGCAGCCGGCGTGGCTCGTCGAACACGGCGTCAATCCCGCACACGTGGCGAGCGCGCTTCGGGCCGCGGGCCGCTCGCGGAAGGCGGTCGAACTCCTCGCGTACATCCGCCGCGGCGATCCGGCGCTGCTGCGGATGGACATCACGATCCGCTCGCTGAAGACCGAACTCCGCGAGGGCGAGCCGGACACGCTGTACTACGTGCTGCGCTTCAAGGAGTGGCGCAACCCGTCCACGCGGCGCAAGGGCGCCGGGCACGCGTCGAGGCTGCCGACGACGCACACGCTTACCGCCGACGACTCGCTGTACTCGCTGTCGATGCACTACTACCGGACGCACGAGGGGTGGGACGACATCGCTCGGGCGAACCGGATCAAGGGCTTCGGGAAGAAGACTCCGCTCGTGAAGCACCGGCGCTTCAAGGTCGGCTCGAAGATCAAGATTCCGATCCCGTCGTTCCCGACGGTGCGAGGTCCCGGCCACGTGCAGCCGGGATCGCACGGGCCGAGGATTCGCTGATGGCGACGGCGCTACAGCGGCGCGCGCGGAAGGACCGCACGGGGCGGACGCAGCGCCGGCGCTCGCACACGGCGCGCACGCGGCATCCGAACCTCGCGAAGTACTACGGGAAGCGGCTGCCGTCCGTGACGGCGGGCGAGTTCGACTTCTCGCTGACGCTGCTCCGAGGGAAGGGCAATCGCTCGATCCCGCTCGACTCGATGCTCGTCTCGTTCGAGTGGGCCGACGAGGAGTCGATGCTGTCGGGGAACCTTCAGCTCCGGCGACCCGACGCGGAAGACCGCAGCTCGCTCCCGATTGGCTCGGGCCACCGCGTGCGGTGCCGCGTGAAGTGGGGCGCGCATTGGTACGAGCTGTGGACGATGCGCTGCTCCGCGCCGACGACGACCGTCGAGACGGGCGAAGTGTCCGTGGACCTGAAGGACGACCTCGACCTCGTGCGCCGCGGCGTGCGGCACTACCTCTTCAGGAAGACGAAGCGGCGGAAGCACGGGTACTTCGGGCACGACGTGCTGCGGATCGCAGCTCGCCGCGAAGGCATCCGGCTCGGGCAGATCGCGAAGTGCCGGCACCGGATGGACAAGATCGACATCCACGGCTCGTTCCTTCAGCTCGCCGAGAAGGTCTACACGGAGGAGCGCACGAAGACGGGCCGGAAGTTCGTGCTGCGGATGCGCGACGGGCGGTTCGAGGTCGTGCCGTACAAGCGGAACGCGATCCTCTACATCCTCGCCGAGCAGCTTCGGACCGCGAGCGTCGTGAAGACGCCGAAGAAGGAAAACCCGGTGACGGTGCTGAAGGGCCGCGCCCGCATCGGGAAGGGCAAGGCCGCGAAAAAGATCCGGCACACGGACTACCGTCGGGACCTCGTGGCGCGCTTCGGCTACATGGAGAAAGAGAAGGACTTCGGCCGGGTGAAGTCGCACGCCGACCTGCGCGCGCAGATGCGCCGCGAGCTGGCGCAGGAGTACAAGATCGACACGACGTTCTCCGTGCAGCATCAGGGCATCCCGTTCATCCGCCGCGGCGACGGCTGCCAGCTCGTGATCCCGTCGGAGGACATCACGGGCACGCGCTCGTTCGTGTACGCGACCGCCGGCCGGCATCAGGTGCAGCGCGGGACCTACACGTCGGAGTGGGACTTCAACCGCGACGACCTGTACGAGCAGGACCGCGAGCGGCGCGAGAAGGAAGCGCGCGCCCGGAAGCGCAAGGCGCGGAAGAAGCGCAAGCGCGGGGATCAGCACTGATGGCCGTCCGCGACGAGCCGGAGCTGCTGAACGCTCGCCGCGCGTTCCCGAAGGCGCAGCAGCTCCTCGCCGGCGTGCCGCTTCGGCGGCTGCCGGGCACGGTCACGGTCGGGTGGCACGACTCGCGCACGCACGGCGAGGCGGGGGCGGTCGCCGTGGTGGGCGTCGGCGCCGGCCTCGACGATCTGATCGGCGAAGTGGTGCGCGTCAGTAGCGGCGCCCGCGAGGTCTTCGTGTACGTCGTGGCCGCGCGCCCGGTGCCGGTGGCGCTGTCGCTGTGGCGTCGGGCGTTCTTCCCGAGCCTCGGGCTGCTCGCGGCCGAGTCGAAGCAGTGCATCGTGGAGGTCGTGGAGTAATGGCGCGCACGGTGTACGACGAGCTGGCCGACCGGCTGCACGGCCTCGCGCATCGCACGGCGAAGGCCGCGTCGCCGCCGGTCGAGCGCGGGAAGGTGACGCACGCGGACCCGCTCGTCGTCGAGATGATCGACTCCGACCTGACGCTCGAAGAGGGCGACCCGGACGTGGAGATAGACCGCGGCCTGCTGACGGACCGCCCGGCGGTCGGCGACACGGTGCGGGTCCATAAGGACGGCGGGCCGGGCGGCTCCGACTACGTGATCGCGGGGGTGGTGGAGTAGTGGCGGGCCTCGACGGCTTCGAGCTGATCCCGGACGACGACGACCTCGCGCCGAGCGCCGACGAGGAGCTGAACGCGGCCGCGGCCTCGGCGCTCGAAGACCCGGAGGCGCCGATCACGGTCCCGACGGACGATCCCGACCCGCTCGGGTACTCGTGGGCGTTCGACTTCGCGGCGGGGCGCTTCATCCGGCAGGGTGGGCGCCCGGCGCGCGTGACGGGCTACAAGGCGCTAGAGCAGCGGTGCCTGATGGCGCTGTACTCGGCCCGGTACGCGCACGCCGTGTTCTCGGACACGTTCGGCGTCGAGCGGCCGCAGGAGGGCATCGGCGAGGCCGGCGACGGCGCGCACGTCGCCGCCGAGGACTGGCGCGTGCAGCTCCGCGAGGCGCTGCTCGCTTTCGACGACGTGGCCGATGTCTCGCTCGACACGGGATACGACCCGGTGGACGGCGTGATCTACATATGGAATCTCGTCGTGACGACGAACGAAGAGGTCGAGCTGCCGTTCGACGACATAGCGATAAGCGTGGAGGACTGAGCGATGGCGACGGCCGACGAGGAACTACTCGACTTCCTGCCGCTGTACCCGGACGACGACGAGGAGTCGATCCTCGAACGGATGCGGGTATGGGCGAACGAGGGCCTAGACCCGGCCATCGACACGGACGCATGGGTGGACACGTCGGAGGGATCGCACTGGCACGCGTGCGTGATGCCGACGGTGCGCGAGCTGGCGCGCCTGTACGACCTCGCCGGCACTGAGGTCCCGGCCTCGGGCTTCCCCGTGTGGGCGTGGGCCGACTACCTCGACGACCACGCCGAGGTTCAGGACATCGTGCGGCTGCCGGCGACGCCGGCGGCGGGCGTGGCGACCTTCAGGGGGCCGGAGGGCACGCTGATCGCGACGGGCACGACCGTCTCCGTCGAGGTCGTGACGGAGGACGCCGCGGTGCCCGAGTTCGAGGTCACGGCGGGAGGCGTGATCCCGGCGCCCATCGCGCCGGCGGTGGTCGGCGTGCTGTCCGTGCCGATCAGCGCGACGGAGGATGGCGTCCTCGGGAACGTCGCCGCCGGCGCCATCACGGAGTTCTCGACGCCGCCACCCGAGCCGACGGTCACGGTCACGAACGCCGACCCGACGTTCGGCGGCACGGAGGCCGAGTCGGACGAGGGCCTGCGCGAGCGCGTCCTCGGCGCCTTCACCGGGCAGGGCGCCGGCAATAAGCGCGATTACGAGCGGTGGGCGCGCGCGTGGGCCGGCGTCGGCCGCGTGACGGTGATCCCGCTGTGGAACGGGCCGGGCACGGTGAAGGTGATCGTGACGGACGCGAACGGCGACCCGGTGACGCCGGAGACGGTGGCCGGGCTTCAGGCCGACCTCGACCCGGTGCCCGGACACGCCGAGGGGCGCGCTCCGGTGTCCGCGAACGTGACGGTCGAGACGGCCACGGCGCGGCCTATCGAGGTCGTCGCGCTGATCGAGTTCGAGCCGGGCTACTCCCTCGACGGGGATGCCGGCACGGTGGCGCTGCGGACGATGGTCGAGGACGCGCTGCGCCAGTACATCGAGCGGGTCGAGCCGGGCGGCGAGGTCGTGATCGCGAAGGTGCGCGGCGTGATCGTGACCGTGCCGGGCGTCCACGATGTCGGCGCCGTCACCATCGAAGGCGGCGCGGTGAACGTCGCCATCGACGACGACCCGCCGGAGGTCCCGACGCTGCCCGTGCCGACGCTGACCGAAGGCGCCGTCTGATGCCTGCGCTCGCGTCGATGACGCCGCTCGGGCTGGCGTGGCGCGACCGGCTGCCGGTCGTGCTGCGCGACTCCCCCGAACACCTAGCCGTGATCCACTCGACGATGCGCGAGGTCGAGCGGCTAGAGGCAGCCATCGAGCAGGTGCGCCGGCAGTTCTTCCCGCAGCAGGCCGACATTCTGCTGAAGGTGTGGGAGCGGCAGGTCGGCATCACGGTCGAGCCGCCGGGATGGACTATCGAGCAGCGCCGCACGGCCGTCGTCGCGCAGCTCCGGAAGATGCGCTCCTCGCCGAGCGGCGCCGACTGGATGGCCGACGTGTCGCTGCTCGTCGGCGCGGGGTGGACGTATGCCGAACACGTGCCCGGCGACGTGACCTCGCCGCCGGCCGACACGGTGCGGATCGAGCTGCCGTTCCCGCCGACCTCGGGCATGTACGGGCTGATCGAACGGACGCTCCGCGAGATGATCCCGGCGCACGTGGACCTCGTGGTGACGTTCTCCGGCGGCTTCGTCCTCGACGAGTCGCAGCTCGATCAGGAGGCGATGCAGTAGGGGTATCGGCCTACGGCCGGACCTAGACTCACTCCGTGGCGGTCGCTCGACATCACACGTTCATCCGCGACGAGATTCTTCCGTCGTGGTGGGCGAACGCGATTCAGGTCCCGCTGTCCGTCCTCGCGCAGAACTTCCACGTCCGCCGGCAGGCCGCGGCGAGCGTGCGCGTGCCCGCCGGGCCGGGGGAGGATGTCGCCGCCATTTCGATAGACGGGCGGTGGCGGTGGGCCGAGACAGCTCCCGGCGTCGATGCCGCGCATCCCGGCGGTGCGGCGGGCCTGTACCGCGTGTGGGCGACGGCGAAGGAAAACAACATCGTCAACGCGCCCGACCCGAACACGGACCTGACGGACTACTCGTTCGGCCTCGTGATCCGCTCGAACGCCGCCGGGCCTCCTCCGGTCGTCGCCGGCGTCGTGGACCTCTTCGTCGAGGTCGCGAACCTCGATTGGGACGGCGCGCAGATAACCGCCCTGCGCCAGTCGCGCGGTTCCGTCGCCGGCGCGCAGCTCGAAGACGGCACGTTCACGGCCGGGACGCAGATCACCTGCACGCGCCAGCCGGACGGCAGCTACCTCTTCTCGCTCGTGGCCGATGGCGTCGGCGCCGTCGCGCTCGCGCCCGGCGCGGTCACGGACGCCGAGGTCAACGCCGCGGCGGCGATAGCCGAGTCGAAGCTCGCACTTGCGTCCGACGCAGCCGCCGGCACGCCGTCGCGCCGCACTCTCGGCGCGGGGGCGCTTCAGGCAGCCGCAGGGAACGACGGCCGCTTCCCCGCCGGCGTGGACATCGTGAACGCCGACATCGCCGCGGCGGCAGCCATCGCCGAGTCGAAGCTCGCGCTCGCGTCCGACGCGGCCGCGGGCACGCCGTCGAGGCGGACACTCGGCGCCGGCGCTCTTCAGGCGGCAGCGGGGAACGACGCGCGACTCTCCGACACGAGGACGCCGAGCGCGGGCAGCATCACGGACGCGATGGTCGCGGTCGGCGCGGCTATCGCGATGTCGAAGCTCGCGCTGTCGATCACGAACGCCGAAGTGAACGCGGCCGCGGCCATAGCCGAGTCGAAGCTGAACCTCGCGTCCGACGCTGTAGCGGGGACGGCGAGCCGCCGCACGCTCGGAGCGGGCGCGCAGCAGGCGACCGCCGGGAACGACGCACGGCTGTCGGACACGCGCACGCCGACGGACGCCACGGTCACGAACGCGAAGGTCGCCGCGGCCGCGGGCATCGTCTACTCGAAGCTGAACCTCGCGGCCTCCCTCGTGAACGCCGACATCGCGGCCGCGGCAGCTATCGCGTACTCGAAGCTCAACCTCGCCGCGAGCCTCGTGAACGCGGACGTGGCGGTGGCAGCGGCCATCGCGGAGTCGAAGCTGTCGCTCGCTTCGGATGCCGTCGCCGGCACGGCCTCGCGCCGCACGCTCGGCGTCGGGGCGCAGCAGGCCGCGGCCGGGAACGACTCGCGTCTCTCGGACACGCGCACGCCGAGCGCGGCGAGCATCGTCGATTCGATGGTCAACGCCGCCGCAGCGATTGCAATGTCGAAGCTCGCGCTGTCGATCACGAACGCCGAGGTCAACGCGGCCGCGGCTATCGCCGAATCGAAGCTGAACCTTGCGTCTGACGCGGCGGCAGGCACCGCGTCGCGCCGCACGCTCGGGACCGGCGCCGCGCAGGCAGCTCCGGGCGATGTCGTCGCGAACTCCATCGGGAATCGGAAGCTGCTCTGCGAGGGCACGGGCTACCTGCTCGGCGGCGACACGCCGAATGCGCTGATCTACATCCTTCAGGCCGGCGGCTCGGGCCGGCTGGTTCAGCACGGCGTCGCGGGGACCTACATCCCGGCCGTAGCTCAGATCACGGCCGCGGAGCTTGCGGTTGCGGGGAAGACGCCGAAGCTCCAGATCGAAATCCTCGGACAGTCGAACTCAAGTCTCGGGCTGAACATCTTCACGGCGCGGCTGTACTCGATCCTCAGCTCCGGGGCGGGCGGCGCGAACACGAACTCTTTCCAGACGAATGTCGGGCAGACGACGCTGATCGCGCTCGGCTTACTTGGGGGTTCCAACTTCCTCCGAGCCATCAGCGGCGACTTCACCATCCCGGCAGACGGTCAGTACGTCCTCGGGCTGTCGTCGGATATAGCCGTCGCCGCGAACGCGTTCGTGTCGTTCGTCGTGCGGCTGTGGGTCCGCTGGGTCTAAGGGTCTGTCCGAGGCGCCTGCTGCACTTCGCCGCGTGGGCGAGTTCCGCATCTTCACGGGCGCCGGCGGGAAGCGGTTCGTCGGCGAGACGGGTCAGGGCGAGCTAGTCGAGCGCATCTCGCGCGCGGCGGGCGCTCCGATCAACTCGAACGCTCGCGATCAGGCGGCGGCGGGCCTGCTGCACTCCATCGGCCTTCACGCGCAGGCCGAAGTGATCATCCTCCACGCTCGCGGCGTGCCCGGCTTCGGGCCTGCGAACCCGGTGAACCGCTCGACGCACTGCCGGTTCAATGACGGCGCCGCGTACCGGCGCTTCGTCGCGGGCTTCAAGCTCGGCGTGCGCGGCCGCGGCGTGGACACGGCGAACACGCCGGCGTTCCTCGCCGAAGCGCATAAGCAGGGCCTCGCGTTCTTCCTGACCTACCCCGGCTCCGTCGGCGAGCGCCAGCACGTGAACGAGGCGACCTCGACGTGGGGGAAGCGGCTCGTGCCGCAGTTCCACGCCGCACCGGGCGACCGTGGCCGCAACGTCCGCCGGCTCCGGAACGTCCTCGTCGTCCTCGGGCTGCTCGACAAACGCGGCAGCGTCTTCGGCACGAAGGTCGAGGCCGCGGTCCGCGTCTTTCAGTTGCACCACCACCTGAAGGTCGATGGCGTCGTCGGCCCGATGACGTGGGCGCAGCTCGTCGTCGCGTACCGGCAGAAGAAGAAGCACCCGCCGAAGCCGCCGGCGCCGCATCCGCCGCACACGCATCCGCCGGCGCAGCCGATCCCGCATCAGCTTCATAAGGGCGTGGTGAACGGGCCGGACGTGTCCGAGCATCAGGGAGACGTGGACTGGCGGAAAGTGTCCGTCGGCATGAACGAGTTCGCCGGCGTCCGCGTGAACGACGGGGACCACCGCGACTCGCGCTTCTCGAAGGCGCGGCTCGACTCGATGCGCGCGCAGCGGGTGATCCCGATGCCGTACGCGTACCTGCGGGTGGCGTCGCCGGGGAACGGCGAGCGCAACGGCGCGGCCGAGTGCGATATGACGCTCCGGTGGGCGCACGAGGCCGGGTGGGGGAAGCCCGGCGACCTACAGATAGCGGCCGACTTCGAGGAGGCGAACGGGCAGTCGCTCCGGAAGGCCGGCGTGCATCTCGTGCAATGGGTCGCGCGCTACCACGACCGGACCGGCGCGTGGCCGACGCTCTACAGCTCGCCGGCGTTCCTCGCCGCGGTGATGGCGACGCTGAGTCCGCAGGCGCGGGCGATGCTCGCGAAGTGCCCGCTGTGGATCGCGCACGTCGGGCCGGGCGGGAAGCCGCGCACGGCGAAGCCGACGGTGCCGCGGCCGTGGAAGCGGTACACCTTCTGGCAGTTCTCGTGGGTCGGGCGGCAGCCGGGAATCTCGACGCCGTGCGATATGTCCATCTTCAACGGGTCGTTTAGCGCACTGCTGCGACTCACCATCCGGAGGTAGCCGCTGTGTCTCCCCTGTCGAAGCTCTATCCGCTGCTCGAAGCAGCTCGCGCCGTCCTCGCCGCGCTCGCCGGCCTCGCTGCCGTCCTCGCGTCCTCGGGCGACCTCCTGCACCTTCCCGCCGGCGTGACGGGCGCGCTCGTCGCGTTCGTGGCGTATGTCGGGCAGCTCGGCATCCGCTCGAAGACGACGCCGTTCGCCGAGCCGGACACGTCGCAGGTGCCCGAGCTGGCGGACACGCCGGAGTTCGCTGCCGTGGCCGCGCCGCCGCAGCGTGCCGAGGCCGAGGAGCCGCCGGCGCGGAAGCGCGCGAGCCGCGCCGGAGCTGCGCGCTCGAAGTCTTCGCGCTCGCGCTGATCCGGGGCTTCCACCTGCGCGAGCGGGTACGATTGCGGCCGACGGTAATCGTCGATCCTCGTGCGGCTCGGGTAAAGCAGCGCGACCGGCGAGCTGTCGAACGAAGGCGGGTCTTCACGGCCCGCCTTCGTCGTTCTCGGAGGGGAATCGCGGCCGCGCTCGAAGGGATGCCGACCGATGCCGAACGTATCGTCGCCGCATCGTCACCCGAGCCGCAGGAGGAACCGTGGGAGCAGCAGACGCAGGGACCGCGCTAGACACGATCCCGGAGGAGGAGCGTAACCTCCGGGGCCTCGAACTCGCCGAGCAGCACTTCCCGCCGGAGCGCCGAGCGCAGGTCGCCGCGTTTCTCGAAGTGCCCGCGGAGTCGCCGGCGCTGCTGCCGTTCCTCGCGTGGTGCGCTGCGAACCGGTACTCGCCGATAGCCGGCCACGTGTGGCTGATCCCGAAGAAGATCAAGGCGAAGGACGGCGAGCCGGAGCGGACGATCTACAAGCCGGCGGTGGGGCGCGACGGGCTGCTGCACAAAGCTCGCGAGTCGAAGGGCAAGCCGAACGGCTACCGCGGCCTGAAGTTCGGCGTCGTCTGCGAGCGCGACACGTTCGAGGTCGAGGAGGACGGCTCGATGGACGGGCCGAAGATTCTCCACCGCTACGCGTCGAAGCCGACGGAGTTCGCGCCGGACGAGTCGCCGGACCGCTACCGCGGCCGCGTGATCGGCGCGTGGGCGAAGTGCTTCGTGGACGGCGAGCCGCCGACGTTCTACTTCGCCAACCTGCGCGAGCATGGCCGGCTGCGGCACGTGTGGGACTACAACCCGAACGAACACTCGCGGAAGCCGATCTACCTCGACGCCGAGGGGAAGAAGACGTGGGCAGAGTTCGGCGAGGGCGGGATGCGGAACCGGCCTCTTCAGGAGTGGGAGGGCGCGTGGGAGTACCTGTCCACGATGATCCTGAAGGCGGCGCAGTCGTACGTGCTGCGGATCGCGCTCGGGATCACGGGCATCGTGCCGGTGGACGAGCTGCGCGACGTGACCTCGTGGAAGGAAGGCGACACGGGCGCGGCCGTCGAGACGGGCGTGATGGCTGCACCCGAGGCCGAGTTCGACTTCGACGTGCTGACCGCTGACGAGGAGCTGCGCGAGCGGCTGCGCCACGCGGTCGAGACGGCGAACGAGCAGGAGCCGTTCGCGTGGGGGCCGGCGAAGTGCGAGATGGTGCTGTCGGGCCGCACGGACGACGAGCTGCGGACCTTCGTCGAGCAGATCGAGCGCGAGAACGACCTGCGCGAGCAGCGCATCGCGAAGGCGGCTGGCGAGGAGCCGGTCGTGGACGCCGAGGTCGTCGAGGAGGAGCCGGAGGAGGAGAAGCCCGCCGGCGCCGGCGTGTCGATCACCGCGGCGGCGCTCGACGTGGGGGACCGCGTGTGGCGCGGCGAGACGCTGCGCGTCGTGACGGTGAAGGAACGCGACGGCGACACGGTGACGCTCGGCTTCGAGGGCGAGGACGAGCCGGTGACGGTCCCGTCCGGGGAGGGCTTCATGGTCGTGCAGGGCGGCGCCGGCGGGAGCTAGCTCGATGCGGTGGTGGCGACGGGGGCGTCCGAGAGTTCGACCTCGGCGCCGTCCGTGTCCCGACTGCGGCGCGCGGCTCTTCCACTACCGCGGGCTGTGGCACTGCGAGCGGTGCCCGTACCCCTACAAGTTCCCCCGCGGCGCCGGCCGCGTGATCAGCTCCTCGAAAGGCGAATGAATGAACGAAGCGAAGGTCGGGCGCATAGATCGCGTCGCCGTCAGGCGGTGGATCGAAGAGAAGGAAGAGCTGCCGCTCGACGCGGTGATGGGGATGTTCCCGACGATGCGGCAGTCGCTCCTCGCGAAGCACGACGACTGCGCGCTGTCCTCGTTCTTCGAGCTGCGCTACGCGAACGGGTGGAACACGCACCCGCAGGCGCGGGGCACGGTCTTCCATCTCTTCGCGGCGAAGTTCCTGCAAGAGCTGCGCGAGCAGAAGAAGAAGACGCTGCCGGTCGGCGTCGCCGAGGCGATCCTCGTCGAAGCGTGCCGGCAGCGCGAGGACTCGCAGGGCCGGCCGATCCCGCCGGAGGACATCGTGCGCGTGCCGCTGCGCTCGATGCCGGAGCTGCGGGGGGCGGCGCGGAAGTTCGCGAAGGACAACGAGTTCTCTTACGACCGGATCGTGGACATCGAGCGGCGGCTAGGCGCCGAACTCGTCTACCCGAGCGCCGACGGCCGGCTCGTGAAGCGGTGGCTGACGGGGCAGCTCGACGCGGTGCTTTTCGAGAAGCCGGACGGCGCCGTGGTGATCGACTGGAAGGACACGTGGGCGCTGCCGCCGGAGCCGAAGGAACGCGACCCGGAGGACTTCGTGGGGGCCGACGACGAGCTGCGCGGCATCTCGTACCACGGCTACTTCCAGCAGCGCTTTTACGGGTGGCTGGTGATGAAGACCTATCGCAACGTGAACCGCGTCACGCTGCGCGAGTTCTACGCGCGGAAGACGAAGGCGCGGAAGGCGACGCTGACTCGTGACCGGCTGCCCGAGGTCGAGGAAGAGCTAGGGCTGCTCGCCGCGGCGTTCGACGAGGCGATCATGCAGGGTCCGCCCGAGTGGCCGTACATCATCGACGAGCAGGAGGCCGAGGCGCGCGGCGTGAAGCCGCTCGGGCGGTGGGCGCCGCAGCCGGGGAAGCACTGCGGCTTCTGCGCGATGTCGCGCCACTGCCCGGTCGAAGAGGACGCGCGGATCGAGTCGGCCGCGCAGACCGGCGGCGCCGCGATCACGTCGTTCGAGCAGGCGAAGCGGGCGACGGGCGAACTTCAGGTCGTCGAGCGGGTGCGTGCGGTGCTGCTGTCGGCGCTGAAGTCGTACGTCGAGACGAGCGGCGCTCCCGTGCCCGTGAAGGCGGGCAAGGGCCGGCGAGTCCTCGGGTGGTACGAGACGAAGCGCGGCCGGCGGTTCGGCCTCTTCACGCCGGACGACTCCGACCGCGGTGGGCACGCCGACCTCGACCGCCAGCTCGAAGAGGCGATGCGCGAGGCGACCGCGCGAGCGCAGGAGGCGAAGCCGAAGCGCCGGCGCTCGGGCCGCAACCGGCCGGCCGGGAAGGTATGACGACGGCCACGAAGCCCTGCTCGTGTGGCTGGCCGGACTGCCCGGAACTCGGGCCGGCCGGCGAGCATGAGTGGAACCCGCTCGCCGAGCCGGTGGACGACTGCGGGCTGTGCGCGGGGCGACTCGACCGGCTCCCGTGGACGGAGATTGCAGCGCGCCACGGCGAGCGGCTGCCGGTGGGGCCGGTGCAGCTCCCGGTCCGGATCGCGGTCGGCTACGCGCACCCGGAGTGCGTCGAGCCGTGACGGGGATGGACGAGACGGAGCGCCGGCTACTCGCGGCCGCGGAGGAGGCGAACGAGCGCATCAGGACGTGCCACGAGCGCGTCGCGTGCCCGCTGTGCGGTGCGCCGGTAGGCACGCGGTGCCGACGCGTGAACGCCATCTCGTCGCTGTCTCGCGCTCCGCTGAAGCATCCGCACCGGCAGCGGTGGACGCTCGTGCAGCCGGCGCGCTGACGGATGGCGTTCGGCGACCGGAAGAAGGGCCTGCGCCGCGACGGGAAGAAGGCGCGGGACTTCGCCGAGCAGCGCCACGAGCTGCACGCAGATCGCGAGACGACGGCGCGCTTCAGGCAGCGCGGCCGCGAGTCGGGGGCGCGCTCGCTGCGCGAGGCGGCGGTGCGCGCTGCCCGCGCGCCGAAGCCGGTCGAGGGTCCGCTGACGCCGCGCGAGTGGCGCGAACGCGCGTTCGAGTCGTCCGGAGGGCTGTGCAAGATCACCCGGACCCGAGCCTCCGATGCCGACGATCCCCGCTTCCACGTACATCACCCGCTCCCGAAGGGCCTGCTCCGCGAGCGGGGCCTCTACGGGCACGTGTGGGATGCGAGGAACGCGCTGTGGGTCGCCGAGGTCGTCCATATGAATCACGAGGGCGGCACGAGGCGCATAGCGCGCGGCTGGCTGCTTCCTTGCACGTGGGCGTTCGCGCAGGAGATGGACGCCACGGACGGAACGCAGTGGGCCACGGAGACGGTTCGCAGGCTTCACCCGGCCGCGGGGCACGCGGCGTATTCGGACCCGAGGAGGGACTGAACGATGGCGAAGGACGACGAGACGGGAGTCGATGCTGTGTCGGCAGACGGCGCAGGCGCGACGGACGACGAGCTAGAGGCTCGTCGGAAGAAGGGCAACGGCGGGACCTCGATGGCGGCTCGCGCGCAGGCCGGCGAGTTCGACGACACGGGCGCCGCGCCCGAGTCCGAGGAGGACGACGGGCAGGGGACGTTCGTGTGGGAGCAGGGCCGGAAGGTCACGCTCGCGAACATCATCGCTCGTGGCACGCCGACGGAACACGTCTTCGTGTTCGGCGGTCGGCGCTCGCGCGGCTCGGGCGGGCTGATGGGCTTCGATGCGAAGCCGCTGATGGTCGTCTCCGGGATGCCGGGGCCGGTGACGCTCGTGCCGACGTACGACGACGAGGACAAGGTGACGAAGGTCGTCGTCGAGTCGCACGTGCGAGCGCGCAACGTCGCGAACGCCGACTCCGAGGAGGGGCTGCTGATGATCGCGCACCTGCTCGAAGCGCACGGCTACGTGAAGAGGGACGCCGCGGCCTGACGGCACCGGCCTAGAACGAGGACGGGCGCCGGTGTGGGAACCGGCGCCCGTCAAGCATTCGCGACTCTGAGGAGGAGTTCGGAACGTGGGGAACACTAGCCGCCGTGGCGGACGCATAGCAGTCGAAGATCATCGCGCGCTGCCGGTGTCCGTGATCCGTCACGCCGACCTCGACCGCATCGCCGAGATGTTCGACGGGCGCCGGCTGCCGGTCGCGCGGTCCGTGTACTTCGCGGTCGTGCAGCTCGTCGCCGAGGCCGGCGGACCGCACGGCGAGGCGACGCGCCGCGAGTTGGCCGTCCTCGCCGGCGTGTCCGTGCGGACGCTCGACGAGAACGTGACGGCGCTCGAAGGCGCCGGCCTGATGCACCGGCAGAAGCGCCGCGAGGACGGCCTGAACTTGCCGAATCTGTGGGCGCTCGGACCGCCGGGGGGTGGTGCAGCAGACGGCACTACCCCCGCGAGCTGCACTAGCGCAGCAGACCGCACCCAGCAGTCTTCTTCCCCTGCCGGTGCTTCCTCGTCGAGTGGGGTGAAGGACGGTGGGGGCGGTCCGGCAGCACTACCGCTCCCGGAGGGCGTCGAGGTCCCGGACGACCTGCTCGCCGACGCCGGCGAGCTGCTGCGCCGGAAGAAGCGCGTGGACGGGCAGCAGGTCCGGCCGGGAGAGATGATCGTCGCCGCGGCTGCCATCGCCGAGTTCAATCGGCAGGCCGACTCGGACTTCGGCCTCGGCGCGCACGTCGTGTCGCTCGTGATGCGAATCCGCGAGCGGCCGTCGTACACGGCCGAGGCGCACGTGCGGCTCGTGCAGTCGGCGTTCCGGATCGCGTGGTGGAAGAAGAACGGTCGCCGCGGTGGTCGTCCGACCCCTGCTGTGATCTATGGGCACGCTGGCGTGTTCGAGCAGGTCGTGCAGGACGCGACGGACGAGAAGCGAGGGCGCGAAGTGGCGGACACGCCGGAGCGTCGAGGTCGATTCGAGCGGCAGGGCGCCGCGGAGAGGCAGTGATGGCCGGAGAGTTCGACGACGACGGGCTACAGGAGCCGACGCGGAAGAAGTTCCGCCGGCGGGACGCGCGGGGGCTAGGGGCCGTGATCGACGAGAAGGACCCGCTGCCCGTGCCCGAGGGCGTCGAGCCGGAGGAGGACGAGGAGACGTGGGATCAGCGCGCGGCGCGCGAGCATCGCGAGATGTACGCGGAGCTGGCGCCGCGGCGGCGCGAGGCGTCGCGCGTGCCGGAGCGGCATCGCGTGTCGTTCGACGACTTCGACCTCGACGACCGCGCGGAAGCGATCCGCGAGGCGCAGGCGTGGGCCGAGGGCACCGGCCCGCGGGGGCTGCTGCTGCACGGCGAGGTCGGCCGCGGGAAGTCGAGGATCGCCGGCGCCGCGGCGTGGCATCGCTGTCTGATCGGGCCGGTGCGCTGGCGCAACGTCGCCGAGCTGCTGCTGTCGCTGTCGTACGACTTCGGCCACCCGGAGCGCGAGAAGGCGCTCGCGGCGCTCGCGCCGAAGTCCGGCTCGGCGCTGATCCTCGACGACCTCGATAAGACGAAGGCGACCGATCACGCGCTGCAACCGCTGTACCTCGCGGTGAACGCGTTCGTCGAGGCTAAGGCGCCGCTGATCGTGACGACGAACCGCTCGATAGACCGGCTCGCCGAGGAGTTCGGCGACCGCTTCGGGACGGCCATCGGCTCGCGGCTCGGCGGTTACTGCGCGGTCTTCGAGATAGGCGGGCGCGACCGGAGGCTCGAACCGTGACCGCCGACCCGTTCTATGACGGGCTGCCCGGCGCGCAGGTCGAGGAGGATGCTCCCGCCGGCGAGACGTTCGAGGTCGAGATGCTGCCGGTCGAGCAGTGGCCTCCGGCGCACGCGCAGCTCGTCGCCGAGTTCGTCGTGATCGGCACCGCGAAGCCGGCCGGCTCGAAGAGCGCCGGCGTCGTCTACCGGACGAATAAGGAGACGGGGCAGCGCGAGCCGGTGAAGGTGCCGAAGAAGGGCGGCGGCGAGCGCATCCTCGTCGCGGTGAAGGACAGCTCGGGCGACGCCGGGAAGTCGTGGCGGCAGGACGTGGCGCTCGCGGCGCTCGCGGCACGTCAGTCGCCGGCGCCGCTCGACTGCCGGCTCGCCGCAGAGTTCACGTTCGTCAGGACGTGGAAGCCTGCCGACTACTCGAAGCGCGAGCCGGGCCGGCTGCGCGACTCCGTGGACGCGGCACCGCATAAGCGGCCGGACGCGCTGAAGCTCGCGCGCGCCGTCGAGGACGCGCAGACGACGATCCTCTACTCCGACGATGCTCGCATCACGGAGGAGCGCATCCGGAAGGTGTACGTGCCGCCGGAGCAGGGGCCGGATCGCTGCGAGATTCGGCTGTGGACGCTGCCGACCACCATCGGCGAGCTGCGGCTGCTCGGCCTCGACCGGTACGAGCCGGACGAGCAGGAGACGCTGCCCGTCTGACGGCCGCACGCCGCCGATAACTCTGTTATCGTCGCAGGCGTACCCGAGCCGTAGGAGAACACGATGGAGCAGAAGACCGAACTCTCGCAGGGCGCCCGACTCCTGAAGCGTGGCGACACGTTCGACCCGGAGTGCCATCGCACGACGCACCGGCTCGCGCGTGCGCTGACGATCCTGCGGGCGATGGGCATCGAGCCGAAGCACGCCGAGCATGATCCCGAGACGTGCCTCCTGCACCCGGACAATCGCTCGAAGCGGATGATGCAGTTCCGCGGCGAGCCGGCTCCCTGCACGTGCGGCGCGCAGCGCAAGGCGCCGACGTGGCCGGCGCACGTGGACGCCGAGACGTTCAATCTCGCGTACCGGCTCGCCGACCACGAGCAGACGATTCGCGGGCAGTGGCATCAGGCCGAGATAAACCGCGAGCAGGCCGAGCGCCGCGCGGCCGCGGCGAGCTGATGCCGCGCGCCGGCCTCGCGTTCCGGCAGGCGGCGGCGCTCGACGCCGCGGCCGCGCGTCCGTGCCCGAACGGGTGCGGGCATCCGTCGGGCGCGCACTTCGAGCTGAAGCCGACGTGGGAACTCGGCGAGGAGGACGGGAAGCCGACGCTCGTCGAGGTCCCGCATCCGGAGTACAAGCCGTTCCACTTTCACTGCCAGCACGAGGGCTGCTCGTGCATCATCGACCGAACGGGGGGCTGATCATTGGAAGCGACCGATAAGTCTGTGCTGCTGACGGAGGACTTCCTCGCAGACGAGGCGCGCGAAGCGCAGGAGGTCGCGGAGACGGTGCCGCAGGCCGACGCAGCTCGCCGGCGCTTCGACCGGCAGATGGGCCTGCTGCACGCGCTGCCCGAGGGGTGGACGGTCGTGCGCGACGACTACACGGTGGCGTTCCGGAAGGCGGGGCACTACTTCACGGTGTACGACGCGGACCGCTCGCAGGTCGCGCAGGCGCGTCGCGTGTCGGCGCGCGAGCCGGGCCGGCTGAAGCAGGCCGTGCATTGGGGCGGCGTCGGCGGCGCGTCGGCCGGCTCGGCGTGGGCGCAGGGAATCGCGCTGATGTTCGCGGCCATCGACGCCGAGGCGCACCTGCCGGCCGAGGCGCGCGAGGTCACGGACTAGCCGATAGCTCCGTTATCCTTCGGGCGACCACCCGAGCTGAACGAACGAGGAGGAAGCGATGTCGATGAAGATGCGCCGAAGGACCGGCGCCGTGATGGTGGTGGTGGCCGCGCTGCTGGCCGTGGTGGCGACGGGGCCGCTCGGGTGGGGCTTCGGCGTCGTGCTGGCGATCCTCGTCGGCCTCGCCGGCGCGTCGCTCGCCACGGCGCGCCACCCGTACGACCACGTGCGGGACGGCTTCTGATGGCGAAGGTGATCGCACCCGTGAAGCTCGCCGAGCTGATCAAGTCGCAGCCGCTCGTCGGCGTGAGTGGGGCGGCGAAGATTCTCGGCATCGTGCCGCCGAACTTCAGGCGCTACCGCGACCGGCTGACGGAGATACCCATCGAGGGTTCGGCGTCGGCGTTCGTGAAGGCCGAGGTCGAAGAGCTGCGCGACGAGTTGCAGCTCGGCCGCTCCTGATGCCGACGGACTACGGCACGCTGCACACGGTGGCCGATTACGAGGAGGCCGCGAGCAGCGTGCCGGGCGTGCTGCACGTCCGGGTGCGCGCGGCCGCGAACGATCCCCGGATGCCGCGCGGCGTCGTCGAGGTCCGCGCTCGTGGACCGTGGCGCCGGCGGCTGTCGAAGGCGGTCGAGATGCAGCTCCGCACGGCGCTCGTCGAGCGCCACCCGATAGGCGTCGAGCTGCGGCTGAAGTAGTTCCGTCCGGGCTGCGCGGTGTACTCCGCGCCATGCCCGAGCCGACCCGGCGCGCGTAATGTCGCCGGCAGAGATTTACCTCGCGAAGTCCGGAAGCCGCCGCGGCGCCACGCTGCCGGCCGATTCGGTCACTCGGACGTTCGGCATCTTCGGCGTGAAGGACTCGGGCAAGTCCACCACGGCGCGCACGCTCGCCGAGGGCGTCGTGAAGCTCGGCGGGCACGTCGTGATCCTCGACCCGGTGGGCGTGTGGTGGGGCATCACGCGCCGCGGCGAGGGGCCGGGCCTGCCGGGCATCGTGATCGGCGGCGAGCATGGGGACGTGCCGCTAGAGAAGGAAGGCGGCGCGCTCGTCGCGGAGTTCGTGGTGGGCCGGCATTACCCGGTCGTCGTGATTGACACGATGCTGCTGCGGAAGGGCGCGCGGCTCGCGTTCCTCGCCGACTTCCTCGAAGGCGTCTACCACTCGAACCGGCGTCCGCTTCAGCTCGTGTTCGAGGAGGCGGACGAGGCGCTGCCGCAGTCGCCGCGGGGCATGAACCCGACGCTCGGGCGCGTGCTGGGCGCGGCCGAGGACATCGTGAAGAAGGGCCGCTCGCGCGGCCTCGGCTCGACGTTCATCTCGCAGCGGTTCGCCACGGTGACGAAGAACGTCACGACGCAGGTCGAGTGCCTGATCCTCCACGCGCAGCCGGCGCCGCAGGATCAGAAGGCGGTGAAGGAATGGGTCGCGACGAACGGCGACACGCGCGTCACGGACCGCGTGATGGCGTCGATGGCGTCGCTCGATGTCGGCGAGGCATGGCTGTACTCGCCGAAGTGGCTGAAGCTGCTCGCGCAGATTCGCGTGCGGAAGCCGAAGACGCTCGACTCGTCCTCGACGCCGACGGACGACGAGCGCGAGCTAGACGAGCAGGCGCCGCGCGCGCCGGTCGATAAGGCCGAGCTGGCGCGGCAGATGTCGGAGGTCGTCGAGCGCGCGAAGGGTAAGGACCCGGCCGAGCTGAAGAAGCGGATCGCCGAACTCGAAGCGCAGCTCGCAGACGTGAAGCCCGAGGTCGTCGAGGTCGCCGGCGAGCGGGTGATCGTGCCGGACGCCGAGACGGTGCGGGAGTTGGCCGAGTCCGTGGAGGTCTTCGCGGACGCCGCGCAGGCGATCACGGACTCCGTGGAACACCTGCTGTCCGAGGCCGAGGGGCTAGATAGGCGGATCACCCGAGCCGAGGAGACGCGCCGCGAAGTCGTGGACGCGCTCGCGGCCGCGCGGGCGACGCTCGACGAGCTGAAGGGCATCCCGGCCGAGGGCGTGCCCGTCACGCCGGCGCCGCGCGCTGCGCCAGCTCCGCGGCCTCGTGCCGCCGCGGCGTCGAACGGGAAGCCCGCAGCGCCGGCGGGCGATGCCGAGGACGTGTCGCCGGGCGCGCTGAAGCTGCTCGACGAGATGCGCGAGGTGTACCCCCTACGGTTGAACCGTATTCAGCTCGCGACGATCCTCGGGCGGGGGAAGAAGTCCTCGACGCTGACGCAGCAGCTCGCCGAGCTGAAGGACGCGGACCTGATCCGGGAGGACGGCTCGAAGCTGCTGTCGGCGGTCGTCACGGGCGCGCAGGCCGAGATGTCGAAGGGCGAGCTGATCGACCGGTGGCGCTCGGCGCTGCCCGAGGGTCCGCTCGCGCTGCTCGACGTGCTGCTCGGACTGCCCGGCGGCGGCGGCATCGGGAAGGACGACCTCTTCGTGCAGGCGGGCTTCTCGGCCACGTCCTCGACGCCGGTCGGGCACCTGAAGATGCTGAAGGACAATGGGCTGGCATTCGAGCCGCAGAAGAAGGTCGTGATGCTCGGGCCGGCGCTCGCCGATCAGGAGGCGGACCCGCGGGGAGCTGCGACCGTCCGATAACCCTGTTATCGTGCCGTCCACCCGAGTCATTCGATCACGAGGAGACGGCGAGATGGCGGAAGCAGCGAAGCGGAGCAGCGCGAACACGGACCTCTACATCGGCACGATGAAGGTCCCGGTGGGCCTCTTCGGCACGATGGCGTCGCCGGCGAAAGAGCAGAAGTTCGACACGGCCGGACCGAACGGCGGGAAGCTGAAGTACGAGCAGCGCGCCGTGATCGCCGAGCAGGAGTCGGACGTGGCCGACGAGCCGGACGCGCCCGTGCAGTCCGACCCGCTCGCGACGAGCGATCCCGGCTCGGACGCGCCGGCGCTCGCCGATACCGTCGAGCGTGCCGAGGCGCGCTCGGCCGAGCTGCGGCAGGCTGCCGATGTCGGCCGGAAGATGATGGACTCCGGACCGGGGACGCTCGTGCCCGGCGAGTTCCGGCAGGTACTCGTCGAGGAAGGCTCCGGCGAGGTCGTCGAGGCCGAGGACGTGCGCCGCGGCGTGCGGCTCGAAGACGGCCGCTTCATCGACGTAACGGAGCAGGTGACGGCCATCGACACGCGCACGAAGCTCGACCGGATCGAGATTCTGCGGTGCGTGGACTCGACGCAGATCAGGCGCGAGCGTGTGATCGGCGCTTACTACGTCGGCGCGCAGGAGACGGAGGGCCTGCCGTACCTGCGGCTGCTCTTCGAGGCGCTGAAGAAGCGGCGCGAGGTCGCCGTCGTGAAGTACACGACGAAGAGCCGGCAGAACCTCGGCGTGATCAGCGCGAACGCGAAGACCGGCACGCTGATCCTGAACTCGCTCGTCTTCGCCGAGGACTGGCGCGAGCCGCCGGCGAAGGCGCTCGGCATCGCAAAGGTGCAGGTCGCGGAGTCGCAGGTCGAGCAGATGGCCGAGCTGCTGTCCGTGATGCACGGCCACGTGGACGACGTGGACGCGCTCCGCGACGACGCGATAGCGCTGCGCGAGGAGCTGCGCGCGCGTGCCGAGGCGGGCGAGATGGCCGAGGTCGTCGAGCCGATGCCGGCGGCGGACGCGGTGCCGGACCTCGAAGGCGCGCTCGCCGCGTCGCTCGAAGCGGTCCGTGCGGGCAAGGTCTAGCGGTCGAACGCGAACGAGGAGGAACGGATGGCAGAGACAGCAGCAGCGCAGGGAACGGGCGGGCGCCGGCGCGCGGCCGCGCCGGCGGGCGACGGGAAGCCCGAGCAGCCGCGGAAGCCGACGAAGCGGACGGTGCTGCGGCGCGAGCGTGTTCTCGTGCTGCCGGAGGGCATCGACGACGCGGCGCTCGCCGAGGTCGTGAAGGCGATCCCGAAGCTGCCCGAGAAGAAGCTCGCCGACGCGCTGAAGGCGAAGCCGGTCGAGGCGTGGGTCGTGATCGGCGAGTTCGAGGGCACGGACAAAGAGGACGCCATCGAGGCGCACGCCGGGAAGAAGAACACGCCGGACGCGAAGCCGGGCGCGTACAAGGCGCCGCCGGCGTCGGGGTGGTCGGGGGGCCTGCTGTACGAGCGCCCGCCGGAGCCGAAGGTCGAAGTGAAGGCGCTCGACTGATGGGCGAGGACGAGGACGACACGCAGGCAGTGGCCGACGCTCGGGAGACTCGCGACCTCGTGTTCTCCGTGGCGCTGAAGGCGGCGGCGAAGGCCGTCGCGCACGTCGAGGCGCACGACATCGGCGGCGTGGTGATGACGGACGACCTGCCGGCGGGTGGCTTCACGTGGCACGTGGAGGCGCACTGCCGACGCGACTCGTCGTTCGTGAGCGTGCAGGGGAAGCCGCGCTCGGAGCAGCAGGTCTTCGGCTCGCTCGCCGAGATGGCGGCGGTGATGGGGAACGAGTCCGCGGCGTTTAGCTGCACGGTCCCGCGCGAGTGGGTCCTGCTCGCCGCGGAAGCAGCGGAGCGGCGCTCGGATGCGGTCTTCGGCGTAGCGGCCGAGGACGCAGCTCCGGGCGAACCGGTGCGGATCGAGCTGTCCGGCACGCGCGAGGTCGAGGAGCCGAGGTAGTGCTGGTCGCGATCCTGATCGGCTGCGCGCCGATGGCGCTCGCGGACGGCGACGTGTGGGGGTGCGTGGGCATCCTCGGCGTCGTCGCCGTGATCGCGTGGGCGCGCAGCGGCGGGGGGCCGAGACTCCCGCGGATACCGTGGCGCGTGTCGTGGCCGGGTGGGCGCTGGCGCGGGTGATGCGCTTCGCCGTCTGGATCGGCGTCGCGCTGATCCTCGCGGCGCTGCTGTGGGGGTACGTGATCGGCTCGCACCTATGACGGGCGAGGTCGGCACCACCTGCACGGTGCGGTATCGGATTACGGGCGGCATCGAACCCGCCGATCCGGTAGACGGCGACCTGCTGCGGACGGTGCCGGGCGGAACGTGCTACCGCATCGAGGAGGCGCGCCGGCTCCCGAACGATGCGCGGTGGCCGGGCGCGCGGCGCTACGTGCTGAAGTGCGTGCGGCTCGGGAAGGACGCGGTGCAGCTCGGCGAGCCGGGCGTCTTCCCGCTCGTGTGGGACTCGCGGAGACGCGGGTGATCGACGACCTGCTCGAACTCGTGGCGATGCTCGTCGGAGCGCTCGACGCGGCCGAGAACGAACTCGCGTCGCTCCGCGAGATGGATCACGTGCCGCTCCCGGACGAGCTGCACGCGAAGCTCGAAGAACGGCTCGTGCTGATCGAGACGCTGAAGCGCGTGCGTGGCGGGCTGAAGGCAGGGGCGGCGCTCGACGAGGCGAAGCTGACGGCCGTGTACCGCGAGGAGCGCAGCCGCCACCCGCACGTCGAGGACTCGCTGCCGCCGGCGCCGGTACTCGGAGATGTCGAGCGCGAACTCGCCGACGTTCAGGAGGTCGTGCGCCGGCGGGCGCTCGTGCTGCCGGCGCTCGACCACGCGCTCCGCGGCGTGCCGCTGCGGGAGGACTTCGCGGGATGCTGAAGGCCGAAGGCGGCGATGATCGCCGGGCTGACGCTGCTGCGCGCGACGAGCGCGTCCATCACGAGGACGGCGGCGAGCTGCTGATCGGTGAGACGGGATCGGTCCATAGTCCCCTGTATCGGCAGCTCGCCGGATACCTGAAGCGTGGCGCGGCGGTGCCTACGATGGGGGCGTGACGGTGGCCGAGAAGCAGAAGCCGAAGGCGGGGCAGCGTGGCGCGCGGACGCAGGCGAGGCAGACTCGCGAGCTGACGGTCGAGGAACGTGCCGAGCGCGAGGCCGCGAACGCGAAGCGCGCCGCGGCGAAGGGCGCCCGGCTGAACTCGGCGCAGACGGGCCTGCGGAACTCGCTGATCATCGCGCGCGCCGCGCAGGGCATGGAGTGGAAGGACATCGCGAAGGAAGCGGGCATCTCGGCGCGGCAGTGCCAGCGCGTCGCCGAGGCCGCGCGGTCCGTCGATTCGCCGGTGGACGAGTCGCCGATGCAGCTCCTCGAAGGGATCGCGTCGGGCTTCGCTCGAAGCATCGGCGACTACGAACGGATGGCGTTCGCGTGGGCCGACACGAATCAGTCGGCGGCGCTCGGCGCGAAGAAGGCCGCGGACGAGACGCGCGCGCGGCTGGCGTCGCTGATGGCCGAGGTCGGGAAGCTGCCGTCGAACCTCGAACTCTTCCGGTCGGAGATGGCGATGCAGCGGATCGCGGAGCAGATGGTCGGGATGATGCGCGCGGTGGCCGCGGGCGAGAAGACGCCGGACGAGGCGGTGGCGTTCTTCCGCGAACTCGTCGGGCAGCGCGCACGCGCGCAGCTCGTGGCCTGACGCGTCCGGGCCGGCGGGCACGATGCACTGCGGGCGCCGGCGTCGTCGGTCCTCCCCGGAAACGCCGCCGGCGCCCGCTCCGTAGGGTTCGACTCGCGGCGGGCCGGACCTTCACGGAGTAGCGCGTCGGGTGATAACTCTGTTATCGTGGTGGGCGTACCCGAGCTGTCCACCACCACGAGGAGAATCACCCGCAATGTCCACACTTACCGCAGTCCCCGCAGCCGCCGCCATCGCGCCGGCGCCGCCGCAGCCGCAGGTCGCCGATCCCATCGCGCCGTTCATCGCGCCGCACCTGCTCGTGACGACCGCGCACCCGTCGCTGCTTCAGCATCCCGACCCGGACACGGACGCGCCGGTGCATCGCCATCTCGGCCGTCTGCTGCAACCGCGGCACACGTCAAGCGTCGAGGCGACCGCCGCGGCCGGCATCCCGTGGGCCTGCGATAACGACTGCTTTCAGGGCCTCGACGAGAAGGCATTCGTGCGGATGATCGACCGCATGGTGGGCCTGCCCGGCTGCCGGTTCGTGACGGTGCCCGACGTGGTGGCCGACGCGCGCGCCACGGCGAAGCAGTTCGAGACGTGGGCGCCGGCGCTCGAACGCCGCGGCCTCCCGCTCGCGCTCGTGCTTCAGAACGGCATCGACGCGCCCGACCTTCAGGGGTGGCTCGCGTTCACGTGGCACCGGCTCGACGCGGTGTTCATCGGCGGCGACGACGACTTCAAGCTCGGACCGCTCGCGGCCGAGCTGGCGCGCGACGCGAAGGCGCACGGCCTGCACGTTCACTGGGGCCGCGTGAACTCGCGCAAGCGGATGAAGCACTGCATCGAGACGGGCGCGTGCGACTCGCTCGACGGCTCGATGTGGGCGCGCTTCCGAAAGACGCATCTCGATAAGGGGCTGCGGTGGCTCGGCGAGCTGTCGTCGGAGCCGATGCTGCCGTTCGAGCTGGCGGTCGCCGCGGCCTAGCCGCCGGCGACACGGGCCTCGTGCCCGAGGAGGTAGGGAAGCATCCGCGGCGCCTTCGGGCGCCGCGATTCGTTCCGGGCCTCGCGTGCCGCCGATAACTCTGTTATCGTGCCGTGTGTACCCGAGCTGCACGACCTGAGGAGGTCGCGATGTCCACCACCACTAGCACTTCCCACACGTACGCGGTAGGCGACCGCGTTCGCATCCTGAAGCCGGGCGAGGAGGGCGAGGGGCAGATCACCTTCGTCTCCGACGACGGCGCGCCGGCGAGCCTCGAAGTCTCCCGGCACTTCGCCGGCGGGCTGTGGCTGCGACCCGATCAGGTCGAGCTGATCACGCCGGCGCCCGAGGTTCAGAAGACGGAGGCCGGCGAAGACGGCATCCGCGCGGAGAAGGTGCTGATCACGGAGCGGAACGCCGGCGGGCAGTGCGTGCGCGAGGTCGTGGTCGAGCGGATCACGGAGGACGGCTCGATCCGGCAGACGACGGTCCGCGAGGTCGAGTACGACACGGAGACGGCGACCGCGAAGTGGGAGACGCCGCGCGCTGTCTCGCCGGACCGCGCGACCGCGTACATCGAGGAGTGCTACGAGCGCGAGCTGCTGACGCGGCCCGGGGAGGAGCTGATCATGCCGACGATGTTCGACGAGATTCGGAGCCGTCACGCGACGGAGCAGGACGCGGCGCGCGAGCTGGGCCGCGGGCTGATGCGCGGCGACCGCGCCAGCTTCAAGCTCGGGTGGTCGTGGGAGAACTCGGCGCTCGCCGCCATCGACGCGTACACGCTCGACGACGACGACATCGCGGAGCTGCGCTGCTACCTGCTCGGCTATGCGGTCGGGCTGTCCGCCGGCGGCGGCGACGAGATGGGCGAGCGGATGCTCGCGCGGCTGCCGCAGCCGGAGGAGTTCCGCGCGGCGTACACGACCGGGAAGCACGACGGCCGGCAGGAGCAGGTCGGCGTGACCTACCCGGACGTGATCGAGACGGCCGCGGCGCGGCGCCAGCGCGAGCGCGAAGAGCTGCTGACGATGCGCGAGTGCGGCTGCGGCGCGACGACGGAGGGCGAATGCTGCGCCGCGGTGGAGGGCTACTTCACGTCGCTCGGGCAGCGCTCCGAACACGAGCTGCGCGAGCTGCACGAGGGCGACGGCTGCGAGGCCGCGCGCATCCTCCTCGTGAAGCGCGCGGGGCGGGACTCCTAACGAAACTTCGGCTCGGGTACAGCGACCGAAGGCGTGACCGGCCGGCTCCTCGTGGCCGGCCGGTCCGCAGCCTAAGATCGCGCCACCCGAGCTGTAGGAATCCGAGGATCGAGCGATGGCCGACGAGAAGACACTCGAAGAGGAGCAGGCGAAGCTAGCCGAGCTGGCGCGCCGCGCCGAGGAGTTGCGCGCCGCGGAGACGGGCACGGACCTCGTGCCCGTCGGCGGGCAGTCGCCGGAGGCCGCGAAGCGCGAGATGGCGAAGACGAAGGCCGAGGCCGCGCGTCGCATGAAGGCCGTGCAGGTGCAGGGCGCGAAGGTCCGCGCGATCATCGAACGGCAGGCGAAGGAAGCCGAGCGCGTGATGCAGGCCGCACTCGCCGAACTCGAACCGATGCAGGAGATGGTCCGCCGGCTCGAAGAGGGCATATGGACGGTGAACCTGTACCTCGGCACGAGCGAGAAGATCGTGCAGCTCGCCGACGGGAAGCCGGCGTCGAAGGACACGCCGATCACGGTCCGGCAGCTCGTGCTGTCGATGGACGAGGAGTGCGCCATCGAGGCCGACTCCGGCGGCATCGACTCGATGGACATCCCGAAGTTCGACCGGTGGCTGCAAGAGGACTGGCGCCACGTCGAGCAGGTGCTTCCCGAGCTGAAGGGCGTCGTCGCGCTCGTGCCGCGGCAGGGCGAGGGGAAGGACTACGGCGGCTATGGCGGCGGCATCCTTCAGTCCGAGGTCGAGAAGGAAAACAAGCGCACGTACATCCTGATCCGGAACGGCGAGAAGCTGTGGCGCGTGCGGCCGAACATGGTCGTCGGCGAACGGCTCGTGCCGACCTCGGACGAGTTCACGGACCTCTTCCTCGACCGCGGCTTCGGTGGACGCTCGGAGCCGAAGGTGATGAAGCCCGGCTCGAAGGCGTGGGAGAACGCGGCTAAGGCGATGGAGGCGCGCGAGCGCCACTACATGCGCGTGGCGCTCGTGCTTCAGGGCCTTACGGATCGCACGCCGGTCTTCCACCCGATGCCCGAGGCCGGCGTGTCGTTCCTCGAACGCCAGCACTACGCGGAGCAGCGCGTGCGGTTCATCCTCGACGCCGAACGTTCGCTCGGCACGGGCCGCGAAGAGTTCCGCGACTGGCAGAAGCGGCTGATGGGCGAGCTGCGCGTGGGGATGCGCGTCGTCGGCGACTTCCGCCGGTGGAAGGGCGCCGGCTTTGGCTCGCTGCACCGCGAGCCGCGCGACCGATGGGACCTGCGCGGGCACGAGCGGCTGCACCCGCCGGAGGCGATCTACCCGACGACGGGCGAGCTGTATGCCATCGAGGAGCGCCGCGGCGACGACCTGATCTTCCGCTACAGCCGCGGCACGATTTACGACCCGAAGCTGTGGGTCGAGTCGGAGACGCGGCCGGGGTGGGGGCACTACGGCGGCGAGCGCGAGGCGAAGCAGCGGGCCTCGTGCGTCGTGCAGCAGAAGGACGAGTGGGTCATGCCGTTCGACCTCGTGACGGAGGCCGAGTGCGAGGCGTACCTGCGGGCACGCACGGAGCGCCACGCATACCGGGAGATGTTCCCGCTGCTGAAGGCCGTGATCAAGGCGAAGCGCCGCGAGGCCGAGGAGGAGGCGCCGTTCCGGACGATGCTCGCCGGCGTGCTGGCGCGCGAGAACGGCGGGACGGTCGAGGAGGCCGAGGCCGAGCTGCCCGACCTCGTGTCGTGGTGGAAGCTGAAGAACCGCAATCACCGGCCGCTCGTCGGCGACGAGGCGTCGAACGCGAAGGCCGTCCGGATGATCGTCGCCGAGCATCGCCGGCGGATCGAGGATCGGCACCGGCCGATCCGCGCCGAGGTCGTCGCCGAGCTGAAGCACGAGCATCCCGAGGCGGTCGTGATCGTGCGGCCGCGCCGCGGCGGGTATCTCGTGCTGCTGCCCGCGGAGCCGGTGAAGAACGTGTGGGTCCACGAGGTCGAGTACTCGGCGCGCGGCGAGTTGAAGGAACGCCGCGAGTGGCAGCTCGTGCGCGACCGGCAGACGCGGTGGACGGTGGCGCACGCCGGCGCGCGGTGGGGCGAGTGGGACACGGGCGCGTCTGCGCTAGATCACCTGACCGGACCCGAGCGCGCGCAGCTCGCCGAGGCCGTGCGGCGGAAGCACGCCGGCACGAAGAAGGTCGAGCGGTACGACGGGCCGCTGCTCGCCATCACGCACGAGCTGACGAAGGACGGCGACGACGAGTTCGTGGCGTGGATGCGGACGGGGTTTACTGCGACGCTCGACGAGGCGCACCCGCTGACCGTCAGGCCGTCGGAGCCGGACTCACACGGCGACGTGTACGGCTGGCGGCGAACTACCGGCGGCGGCGTCACGCTCGCGCAGAGCGCGTGGGGCGGCACGCGCAGCGGGTGGCTCGGCCGGCACTTCATCGACGACGACGGCGAGCCGGGGTGGGCGTGGGAGCAGGGCGCCGGCGAAGTGCTGTACCTCGACGAGAAGCGGATCGAGAAGCTGAAGGCCGACCGCGTGCGGTACGAGGCGCTTCAGGACCGCCGGCACGACCTCGAACGCGAGGCGGGCCGGTGGCACGGCGACATCGAGGCGCAGTGGCTCGCAGCGCGCGAGCGCGAGCGGTTCGAGGCGTTCCTGCGGGAGTACTCGGAGCCGGAGCTGTGGGCGGGGCACCGGAAGGGCCTGAAAGACCTGCGGTGGCCGACGGCGGCGCAGGCTGACCTGCTGTGGCAGGCGCTCGCCGATGCGGTCGAGCGCGGCGTGCCGATCAAGGGGCGGACTGTCGCCGACCTCGTGGGCGACCGGAAGGTGTCGAAGGGCGACCGCGAGAACTTCGGGCTGCCGAAGGGCGCCGGCGACCTCGTGTTCGGCGCCGAACCGGTGCAGGGGCCGTGGAACGCGCCCGAGGAGGACGACGAGCCGGAGGACGAGCTGATCGTCGAGGAGGACGACGAGGAGCCGTTCGAGGTCGTCGAGGTCGATGCCGAGGAAGTCGCGTGATGGCCGAGCCGACACGCGGGCCGACGCTCGAAGAGATGGCGCAGGCGCACGAGCGCGGCCGGCAGCAGCTCGCCGACGCGGAAGCGCGCGTCGAGGAGTTGCGCGGTCCGTGGGAGGAAGCGTGCGGCCATCGCGATCAGCTCGCGCAAGCGCTGAAGCTGATCGGGCACGGGATGGCGAACGCGCATCGCCAGCACGCCATCGAGCGGGCGCTCGACGAACGCGGCGTCTCGTACGTGGCGCCGCTGATCATCGCGCCCGAGACGACGCACGAGCGGATGGCGAGCGGCGTCTACGCGCGCACTGCCGAACTCGTGGCCGTCGGCCCGGAGGGCACGGGCCTCTATCGCACGTTCGGGTGGAATAAGAACGTCTCCGGCGCGCGGCAGGGGCGGCAGTTTAAGCGGCTCGACGATGACGGGAAGCTGATCGCGTGGGGCGAACATCGCGGCAGCATCTACTCGGACCCGTACAAGCCGAAGCCTCCTCCCGAGGGCGGGAAGTGGCGGTGGCTGAAGGTGCGCGAGCAGGAGGCGCTGACGACGTGACGCTGCTGCCGCACTTCCACTACCGGGCGCCGGCGCTCGACCTGAAGCTGTCCGACCCGCGCGAGCAGATGCGGTGGGCGCTGAAGTACATCCGGAGCCGCTATGGCTTGACGCCGTTCCCGTGGTCGTCGTGGGCCGCGGGTCACTACGAACGAGGGGGAACGATGGGACGACGACTGAACACGCAAGCGCCGGCGAATCCGTACCGGCAGCCGGACACGCAGACGGAGGAGCTGTTCGCCGGCGCAGGGATGGGGTACGTCGGGCCGGGGCCGCGCCGGCACGACACGGAGGACGGGCCGGGCATCACGGCCGGCGACCTCGACCGCATCGCGCGGGATCATCATCGCGACGGCTACGCGAAGGCCGAGCGCAAGTACGAGGCGCAGCTCGACGAGCTGCGGGCACGGCTCGCGGACGCGTACGACGAGGGATACTTCGCCGGCCGCATCGAGCGCGCGCAGGGCCTCGCTCGCGACGTGTTCACGCGACTCTTCGATCCGCAGTCGAAGGTGATCACGGCACGCGGCATCGTTACGGACGCCATCACGGCCGGGCCGAAGGCGAAGGCGACCGAACGGGTACACGTCGCGCTCGACGGCATCGAGGCGTCGCTCGTCGAGGTCCGCGAGTTCGCCGCGGCGCTCTTCACGCCGCACGACCCGGCCGGCGCTGAAGCGCTCGCGGCGGCGCACGTGGCCGCGACGGACCCGCACTCGACGACCTCTCTCCGCTGATGGACGAGACGGAGCTGATGGCGCGCAGGCTGACGGGCGGGCTGCCGGACGAGATAGAGGCTCGGGCGCAGCCGCTCGGGCAGGCGGTGGTGCGCGTCGATCACGGGATGCACGAGCGCGGCGAGGAGGTCACGCTGTCGTTCGCCGGCGGCGACCTGCTGCTGACCGCGCGTGCGGACACGCCGGGCGTGATCGAAGTGAAGTGGCTCGACCCGACGATGCGGATGCTCGTGGCGACGATCATGGAGACGGCGCACTCGAACCCGGAGCCGGCCGAGGGGATGCCGTTCTTCACGGTCGAGCGCGGCGCGGAGCCTCCCTCGGGCGATCCGGAGAAGCTGCCGCACGCGCCGGCGTACGAGGTCGGCGAGTTCGGGCCGGTCCACTCGATCACGTGGGGGCTGAAGCCGTGGTGGCGCGTCGCGCCGTGGCGGTGGCCGGCGCGGCTCGCGCGGTGGTGGCGCGGCGACGACCTGCGCGAGCGGGAGGCCGCGGGCGACTTCCCGGCCTACCTCTTCGACGTTGCGCGGAAGCGGCTCGGCGACGATCACGAAGTGGTGCGCGAGCGGCTTCGCGAGCTGCGGCTCGACGCAGCGCGGCGGCGCATCCGGGAGCGGTTCGACGCCGACGCACCCGAGGAGCTGCGGACGGACGGGCTGTCCTTCTGGCACGAGATGACGGAGCCGATGGTCGAAGAGCTGGCGCAGATGGAGGTCGCTATCGAGGCGGGCGAGGTCGAGGCGGAAGGGGTGGACGTGATGCCGGGGAGTTGCGACTGCCCGAAGGACGAGCGCGGGCCGCTCTTCACGAAGCACGCGTACGGGTGCCCGGAGGCGCCGCTCGCGAAGTGGCCGGGGATGACGACGTGCGGCGCGTTCCGCGATCCGTACGCGTTCGACGGCGTGCCGACGCCGCTCGTGCTGCGGAGCTGCGAGCGCGAGCCGGGGCACGAGCCGCCGCATCGCATCTCGTGGCAGGCGGGCGAGTCGCTAGACGGCTCGGAGCGGTGGGAGGCGGGCTTCCACGAGTGGGGCGGGACGCCGGCGCATTCGTCGGCGGCATACACGCGACGAGAAGGGGCTGACGATGGACGCTGACACGCTGGCGAGGGTGCTGCACGCGCACCCGATGCCGTGGGTACGACCGCCCGATATCGAGCCGATGCCGTGGGAGCGGATGCACCCGAGCGCGCAGGGGCAGGCGGTCAGGCACGCGCAGGTGATCCTCGACGACCTCGCGGCGCGCGGCGAGTTCGGCGAGTGGTTGGAGTGCGAGGGCTGTCACGCGAAGACGCAGGTCCGGCTCGATGCCGGGTGGCACTGCGCGAGCTGCGGCGGGTCGCTCGCGGCCGTCCGCGCGTTCCGGCGGGTGCTGACGGACGACGAGCGCGCAATGTCGCCGGTGGACCGCGTGGCGTCGTTCATCACGCGGAACTCGTTCGAGCGCGACGGACTGCGGCTGATGGACATCCCGGCCGACCCGACGAGCCTCGCGGCGGCGTTCGTGCAGGCCGCGAACGGCGAGATAGAGCCGCGAAGCGACGCTGAACGTCGCGGAAGCGTGGCCGGAAGGCTGCCGTGGGGCGTCGTGTTCGGCGGGAAGCGGCATCTCGTGCATGGCTCGGGCGACGGGCGGACGCTGTGCGACGTGCGGGTGCCGGGCCTCGCCGAGCTGGCGCGGGAGACGGTCGCCGCGGACACGCAGCCGTGCGAGCTGTGCGAGGTCGCGACGCTCCTGCCGGTCCCGAAGTGCGCCGGCTGCGGGGAGACGGTGGGCGACGGAACGCTGCTCGACTACGCGAAGAGGCAGACGGCGCAGGGCAGGCCGCGGCCGGAGCTGATCCCGGAGGGGATGACGGACGACGAGGCCGCGGAGCAGGGCTGCCCGGCGTGCGTGCAGGCGCGCAGCGACGAGCGGGTCTTCTGATGCCGCGCCGGCGACGGATCGTGCGGACGGTCGAGGAGTGCTGCCAGCTCGATCAGGACCCGGCGGCGATCAGCGTGCGGCGGATCAGGCTGTCGGACCCGCAGGAGCGGCTGCTGCGGCAGATCGCGGAGGGGCCGGTCGAGTTCACGGGCCGGATCGAGCGGCCGGCGGACACGCTGACGGAGTGGGGCTTCGCGACGCAGGGCCGGCGGAACCTCGTGGAGATAACGGACCGCGGGCGCCGGTGGCTCGCGGCGCAACCGAAGGGGAGGGTGGTGGCGTGACGCGCACGGCGAAGCTGACGCTGACGGACGAGTTCTTCAGGAACGAACACGACGGGCGGATGTTCGAGCGGCGCGTCGCCGAGCTGCTGAAGGGCGCGAGTGCCGACCCGAGCGAGGTCGTGGACCTCGCGCTTCAGGTGAAGCGGATGTCGGAGGGCGCGCCGCATTGGGGCCTGATGGAGCCGGAGGAGTTCGAGCGGATGGCCGTGCGGCTGGCGCAGCTCGTCCTCGAACTCCTCGGCGTCGTGGTCGAGGCAGCGCCGCCGCCGGCGCCGGCGGGCGCCGCGGTGCTGACGCAGGGGCCGCAGGTCACGGCGAGGCTGCGGCCGCTCTTCTCGCTGCTGTGGGCCGAGCGCACGCCGGAGGGCTTCGCGGTGCAGCTCTTCGACGGGTGGGACGCGGACTACCCGCCGGAAAAGATTCTGCGGGGCCTCGGGCGCCGTCTCGCGCAGCGTGCGTTCGAGGGGTGGATGCCGGAGTTCGCGCCGGGCGAGTTCGCTGCGCTACGGTGGCCGGGATGAAGCTGCTGCACGTCGATCCGGGCTTCGCGGAGTACGTGTGGGCCTTCGTGATGCGGCAGCGGTTGCGCGGCGTGACGGCGAAGACGCTGCCGGGGCACGACGAGCCGCTGCTCGTGTTCGAGAAGCATCGGACGCTCGGGCCGTCGATATGGAACACGGCGAAGGTGCGCTGATGGCCGACGAGCTGAACCCGGCGGTCGAGCTGGCGCGGAAGGTGCGCCGCGGCGAAGTGCCGGCGTCGGAGGCTTCTCCTAGTCGGCTGTGGCGTCTCGCCGGCGCCGGCTCGGAGTACCTGCACGCGATGTACGAGGCGGGCTTCATCGTGCGGACCTCGACGGGCAAGCCGTTCGAGGAGTGCCCGCGGTGCGGGTGGTCGCCGTGATCGCGCTGCGCGTCGAGTGCGACCGCTGCCCGCGACACTTCTTCGTGCCGGGGCACGACCTGCGGCCGATGGCGTCCGTGAACCTCGGCCTCGACCGCGCGGCGTTCCTGCTCGACCCGGACCCGGTGACGCTGCCGCAGGGGTGGGCGGTCGCCGATGGGCCGGAGGGCGGCGTCGAGCTGCTGTGCGCCGATCACGCGCCGGAGCCGCCGGCGTGACGGCGCACGAGTGGGGCACGCTCGCGTTCGGGACGGCGTTCGCGCTGTGGCTCGTGTGGCTGATCGTGTGGCCGGTGCTGCGGGTCTTCGCTCGGGCGGCGGTGGCGCTAGTGCGGTGGCTGTCGTGATGGACGTGTGGGCGCTGCGCGTGTGGGACTTCTTCCGGCCGGGCACGCTGTGCGCGGTGACGCTGCCCGGCCACGAGCTGCACGACTTCGGGCCTATCGCGGCCGCGATGAAGCAGATCGAGTGGGAGATGCGCGCGTGGGCTGACCGGCAGGTGATCGGCTCGCACGAGCCGGAGGATTCGCTCGGCGTGGTGGCGGACACGTTCCGACGCCACGGCGTGCCGGCGTCGCGGGCGTACTTCGACGGCGAGGCGATTCAGGTCGAGGTCGTCGAGCCGGTCGGCGGTGACGGCGGCGAATGCGAGGTCGCGGGGCACGTGTGGGCGCCGGCCGGTGGCGGGCTGCTCGTGTGCCTGCGCTGCGAGTCCGAGAAGTGGGCCGACGGGTGAAGCTCGACGAGGCCGAGGCGCTGCGCGACCGGCTCGACGAGAAGGCGCCCGACGGCGTGCATTACGAGGTCGGGGACAGCAGCGAGGGGGAGCTGCTGTACGACGAGCCGGAGTTCGGGGGCTTCTACGTGAAGCGCGTCGTCGAGCGCGGCAGGGTGAACTCGTGAGAGAGTCCGACGCTCGGATGATCGTGGCGACGCTGAACCGCGTGTCGTTCGTCGAATGGGACCGGCTCGTGCGCGGTCCCGCGGCGAACGATCCCGAGGCGTGGTACGTGACGGTGTACGGGTGGATCGGGCGCGACGATGGCCGCTCGGACTTCGTGCTGATCGAGTTCTCCTCGTGGGCGCCGGAGCCGTACTTCCTTACGTCGAGCGCGGCGCGGTCGCACGACATCGCGGCCGCGATCTACGGCACGCAGGAGGGGCACGCCGGCGACTGCGAGCGCGTCGAGGTCGTGTTCCCGGACGTGGTGCGGAAGGCCGAGCTGTGACGCTCGTGTGCGAGCGCAGGGCACGCGTGCTGTCCGCGACGGTGGTGAAGGCCGCGGCGGTCGCTATCGGCCTCGAACACGTGATGCGCGAGTCGCACGAGCAGATCGCGGCGGACGAAGGCCGGCGGTCCACGTGGCCGCACGCGTGCTGCACGGACGCGTCGGCGGACCTGTACGACGAGCTGAACGAGTGCGTGCCCGAGGCGTACGCGGAGCTAGTGTGGGGCGAGTGGGTCTACGAGCCGGGCGAGCTGGCGCCGTGGTGGGCGCTGTGGCGTGGGCCTCCGTGGCGCCGGTACGAGGGGCACACGTGGGTCGCGCTCGGCGAGTCGCTGCTGCCGCCGATCCTCGATATGACGCTCGGGCAGTTCGTCGGCGGCGACGCGTTCGGCCTCGTGCTGCCGGGCGACCCGCTGTACGAGCGCTACGTCGAGCGCGAGCGATGCTGACCACGAAGGCCGGCGCGCACCGGAGGGCGACGCAGCTCGGGCATCGGCTCGGCTCGTGGCACCGGGCGGCGTTCCTCGGCGACGCCGGCGTGAAGGCGCAGTGCCGCGACTGCGGGCGGCACGTGGTGGTCGTGGCCGCGACGGTTCACGGCGACGCGGTGGAGGTCGAGTGCAGCGGTCCGACGACGACGCGCCGGCACCTGCACGTCGTGTGAGCTGCGAGGCGTGGCCGGCGCCGCGGCCGCAGCTCGTGCTGCCCGACCTCGTGCGGACCGATCCGGAGTACCGGCGCCGGTACGAGCAGGCGCTCCTCGTGCTGAGGGCATCGGCCGGCAGGCGGCGCTAGGATGCGCGCATGGCGTTCCGACTGAGCTATCCGGACGACGAGAAGCGCTCGAAGAACATCGACGACCGCGATCAGGCTGTCGAGCAGGCGCTCCGCGAGGCGGACGAGTTCACGGTCGAGGTCTTCGAGGTCGCGACGAAGCGGGGCGAAGACGACGTGCTGCTCGCGCGGTACGAGGTTCGCGACGCGCCGCTGTACTCGGGCGATGGCCGTCTCGCGCCCGAGCCGGAGCCGGAACCGGCCGACGAGCCGGACGCGCCGGCCGACGACGCTCCCGCTGCCGACGCGTAAGGGCGCAGATGGGCGGGTGGGCCTCGCACGGGCCTCCTGACCGCCGTCCGCCGCAGGGGTGGGCCTCGGGCCTCGATGCGGGTACGATGGGCGCAGCACACGCCACGCGACGAGGAGGAAGCATGGAGACGGAGCCGCAGGAAGACGAGGGCACCGGCACGGACGAGCCGCTGCGCGAGGAAGACGTGACGCGAGGGGACGCGCTCGACGACCGCGTGGAGGAAGGCGACGGGCTGCCGGAGGGCTGACCTCGTGTCCGAGGCCGTCACACGGAACGGCGAGCTGACGATGCAGTCGCTCGCCGATGCGCTCGACGACGAACGACGCCGCGGCCGCGAGCCGCACGCGCTGTACGTCGGCGCCGAGATGCACGCCGCGGGTTTACGGATCGTCGGCGGCTTCGTCGGCTTCCCGGAGCTGTGCGCGGTGATGCCGCGCGTCGAGGTCGATGCCTCGCTCGCGCCGCACGAGTGGGAACTTCGTCAGGAGGACGAGATGGAGGGGCACGAAGCCCCGTGAAGGACTGCCGGCACGCGCGCACGGATCGCGGCGCGCCGGCGGGTACGTCCTGGCTGCTGGCTGCTCCGACCCGCCGGCGGCACCGTTTCCTTCTCTCTCGGGGGCCAGCGGTGCCGATGGTAAAAGTCGCGGCGGTCGGCAGCTCGGGGCGAGCCTCCCTCGATTGAGGTAGTCCGGCGCTGCGCGTACGCTGGGAAGCGTGGGATCAGCGAGGGTATCCGCCGACGACGGGACGTACCCTCCGTCTCTATGGTCGCCACGGTGCCTCTGAACCTCCCCCCCTCGCGCGGCTGCCGTGTCCACGTGCCGGGGATGGCAGCGCTCGCTGTCGTGGCGATGCTGCTCGGCCTCGTGGTCGGAGGACTGCTCGGGCTGTCACTCGCCGGCGTCTGCTGCGGAGCATCGCGACTGCTGATCCGGTGACGGCGCGTGTCTCTGCTGCGGATCGTCGCGGCGGTCCTCGTGATGGTCGTGTGGGGAGCGCTGTACGGGAAGTACCTCCTCGTGGCGGGCACGCCGACGCCGCCGGCGGAAGTGTCGGGGATCATGCTCGCCGTGGTGACGTGGCTGATCGCGGGCGCCGCGAAGAAGGCGAGCGGCGGCAGCTCGGGCGAGTTGCGCCACGCGTTCGGGCGGTGGCTGCTGGGCGCCGGGAAGCACGACGGGGAGAAGTCCGACGATGACGCCGGATGAGAAGGCCGAGCGCCGGAAGTTCATCGCGCTCGACGACGACGAACTCGCCGAGGCCGAGCGCGTGAGCGAAGCGCTACACACGTGGCTCGCGGGGCGCCGCGTGCGGTGGGCGCTCGGCACCGTTGCGTGCGTGGTGATCGGCGGGCTGCTGGCGGTGCTGAGTGCCGGCGTGATCCGGAACGTGAACCGGCTCGATGCGCTACAGCGCGCCGACTCGGACGGGGCGCGCACGGCCGGATACCGGACGTGCGTGCGGCAGGACGTGGAGCGGTTGGAGTTGCATCTCTCGGCGCGGCAGCGGCCGGGGGATCGCGCCATCGCGCGCGCTCGGCTGCGCCGCGACCCGATACTCGACTGCTCGCCGCTGCTCGTGATGCGCGACTCGCTACCGAAGCCGCTGCCGCGCCGCGAGCAGGTGCGCGCGACGCGGTTCTACGGGCGGACCTACCGTGTGCCGATCATCCGGAGCGGCCACGTTCGGCTGTGCCCGGACCGGAACGACGCGCAGGCGCCGGTGACGCGGTGGGCGAACGTGCGTCCGGCGTGCTTCGGCCGCGGCCGCGACATCGGCCACTAGCAGGGGAGAACTAGCCGAGCTGACGGCTACCGTCTCGGGCGATGGCTACCCGAGCGCTGCTGCGGCCGACTGTGCGCCGCGACGAGGAGGACTTCGACTTCGCCGAGGCGGTGGACGACGAGTGGCGCGCCGGCGACGAGCAGGATGTCGCAGCGAAGCGGTCGCTGATGGACTACGCGGAGCTGATGCCGGAGCCGGGCATCGGGGCGCTGCGCTTCGACGACTTCCCGTTTCAGGTCGAGTGGTACTCGGACGAAGTGGCGAACGCGGACGAGTGCGTGTGGGCGAAGGGCGCGCAGGTGGGCGCGTCGGGAGCTGGCATCCGATGGGTGATTCGGCAGGTCGATCAGTTCGGCGACACGGGCCTCTACGTGATGCCGACGGACGAAGTGGTCGAGAAGTTCTCGGACGAGCGCGTCGAGCCGGCCATCGAAGAGTCGCCGTACCTGCTGTCGAAGATCAAGCGGAAGTGGGTCCGCAATAAGAAGCACAAGCGGATCAATCGTGGGTTTCTCCATATGCGCGGCTCGAACTCGAAGGCGGGCGCGCAGTCGGTAGCGGCGCAGTTCCTCTTCCTCGATGAGCGCGACTTACTCGATCAGGGGAACGTCGAGATGATCATGCGCCGCGTGTCGGGCGCGGTGCAGATCGGGAAGCGCCCGAAGATTCGGCACGCCGGCTATCCGCTGATCCCGAACGACGGGATCGACCTGCTGTACCGCCAGTCCGATCAGCGCGTGTGGCACGTGACCTGCCCGAGCTGCGGCGAGGAGCAGCCGATCACGTGGGAGGAGAACGTGCGGTGGACGATGCCGGGCACGGACCGCGCGCACCGGGCCGGCGACGACGAGTTCGAGGATCGGAAAGAGGTCGGCGACGTGTGGCGGCAGTGCCGCTCGTGCGAGGCGTCGCTCGAAGACACGAGGCCGGGCCGGAAGGACGGGGCGCTGCGGACGGGCAGGTGGATCGCGAAGTTCCCGGAGCGCGACGTGATCGGCTTCCACGTGTGGCGCGGGATGGTGCCGGTGACGGACCTGAAGGCGCTCGTGGTCGCGAGCCGCGGCACGAAGGAAACGGATAAAGAGGCGTTCGCTGCGCTCGACCTCGGGCGCCCGTACTCCTCCGGGCAGCAGTCTCTCTCGGACGGCGACCTCGCGCGGGCCTGCGGCTTCGGCATCGAGCAGGTGGAGGCGTACTACGGGGCGAACGTGACGACTATGGGCGTCGATGTCGCCGGCGAGCGCGACCTAAACGTGCAGATCGACGAGCAGCTACCGCCGGAGCGGGCCGGGATGCCGAACCGCCGGCGCGCGCTGTGGATCGGGCGCGTGTCGTCGTTCGAGGGCGTCGTCGAGCTGATGGTGCGCTTCCGTGTCCTCGTGTGCGCCATCGACTCGAACCCGGAGCGGCGAGCGGCGAAGGCGCTGCGGGCGGCGTTCCCCGGTCGTGTCGTTCTCGTGGAGTACGACGCGCGGTACGACTCGGAGCCGCTGATCCTGAAGAGTGACGAGGCGGGCGTGCCGCTGATCGCTCGGGTGAACCGCACGGACGCCATCGACGGGATGATGGACAGCGTGCGGCAGGTGCGGTGGATGCCGCTCGCGACGCCGCCGCCGGGGTGGATGGCGCAGATGAAGGCGCTGCACCGAAAGTCCGAGCTGAATAAGAAGGGCACGGGCATCGAGCGCCACTACGTCACGACGGGCACGGACGGCGACGACTTCGCGCACGCTGCGACGTACGGCCTCGTGGCGACGGAGCTGTGGCGGGCGAACGTCGTCGCGGACGAGCGGATCGCGGCCGGGGCGGGGACTCAGATGTCGGATGAAGATATGGGCTTCAGGCGCGTCCGGCTGTCGGCCGAGAACGCGGACAGCTACTCGCCGGGCCTCGGCGAACACGGATAGGGGGACGGGTGCCGACACGTAGGCAACATCAGTCGCAGTTCCGTCCGCTGTCGGGCGATCAGGCCGAGCGCAAGCGGCCGCGCGGGGGGCGTGCGAGTCGGCCGGCGAAGGGGAACCTGTCGGCGACCTCGCGCGATCCGGAGGAGTGGGCGGCGGCGACGGCCGCGGCTCGGGAGACGCGCCGGCAGGTCGCGCACGAGGTCGCGATGAACATCGCGGAGCAGGTCGAGACGCTGCTCGTGGAGGGCGACATCATGGGCGGGCGGGCGCTCTTCGCGCGGCGCGTCGAGCAGCTAGTGAGCGCGGAGAAGCAGCTCGCGGGGCGCCGCGCCATCGCTCGCGACGCCGGCGACGACCCGCCGGAGCGCGACATCGAGCGGGCCGCGTGGATGGACCTCTCCGTCGCGGCCGCGGCGTGCGCGGCCGCTATCGACTACGTGCCGCCGAAGCCCGAGGCCGAGGACGACGAGGAGCCGTGATCGTGACGCGCTCGGACGTGGCGGGGCTGATCGGCCGCATCCGGGGCTTCGACGAGGCGGCGCGGTCGTGCGGCGTGGCGAAGCTCGTGTGCGTCGCGGTCGGCCACGTGCCCGAGGGTCACGTGCCAGCCGAGGGGCC